AACGATCTCCGTCTTGCTCGCAGCCCGCTTCGCCTTCTCCATCGCCCAAATCGGCAAGAGCGCCTTGTTCGGGTGCGGATCTTCACCGACGCCTTCCCAGCCTTTGGTGACCCAGTTGTAAATCTCGCGGTATTCGGCCGGGCGCCCGTTAAAAGTGTCTCGGTTGAAGTGGCAGAGCCGCATCAAGTCGCGGTGAGACCAGCCATTCCGCTGCTGATACTTCGTGACCTGATAGGCAAGCTCTCGCGGTTCGCGCTTCGCGTACCAGTTGGAGACGGCACGCCGGAGCGTCCGGCCCCAACCCCGGAGCTGCTGAACCGATTCCGAGAATTGGAAAACGTGAGTCCCGATGCGGCATACTCGCGGCATAGCATCGAGCGCCGCCCGGCGCGTTTCTGGATTCGGAGCTGCCGCGCACAGCGCAAGGGCAAAGATAGCGGGGTCATTCTTGGGCGCGCGTCCGCCTTCAGATACTTCCACGATGCGACCGATGGCACGGCCACTATCGGTAGCGATGCAGCGCTGAACTGCTTGCGCGTTCTCTGCCGTCAGCTTCCGCTCTGAAGCGTAGTAAGAGCCGCCTTCGTTCCCAAGTATCAGGAAACGGTCCAGGCGAGCCCAATCATCAACGGCCCATGCAAAGCCGCCAGCGCTGTTGGGCACTTGGGTGCTACCAGGAATCGGCTGGCTTTGTGGAGTGGAACGAGTCGATACGTGCTGCGCATAGACGGTCATTGATGATCCCCGCAAGAGACGAATGGGAACGCACGGTCAAAAGATCGCTAGTCGGGTTTACGTCGAAGCGGTAACCGACTAACATCGGCCCGTGCGTGGTTCAATAGTCGAGAAAAAAGGGCGGGCAAAAGTTTGCCCAGGCAACACGTGTCAAGCGATAAGCCTGTGCATCCGGCCCGCTGTTCTCAAAGTATGCTCATGTGGTTCAAAAACAAGACAGACGCCATCCGTGAAGGTTCACGCGGCTGATCCTCCTAACCGGGGAACGGCGGATTGCAAGCGGATTCTATCCCACCGCCTCCTTTTGCTTCACGCTCTCGGCCGGAAGCAGCCCGGCCTTCCTTGCCATCTTGTTTAGCTCTACCATCGTGTCGTACTTTGGGTGACGGCTACCGTCTTCCCAGCGACGAACGGTCCCCTCGGTGACGTTCAGGCGGTCGGCGAAACCGGCCTGGCTCATTTCCAGAGTTTCCCTGATTCGCCGGATGTCGTGGCTGTTCATGAGCATAAACATAGGGTAGAATCTATTTTCCAAAAAGTCAATACCTTTGGGCTTGCCAAAATGTCACGGTGACGCTACCATTGTCCTCAGACGCAGAACCTCAAACGGGAGAAACCAATGGCGACCTTCGGAATCTTCATCCTGGCGATGTTCCTGGTGGCCGGAATCGTCGGCCTGTTCCTTCGCGGCTTGACCTGGATTTTCGGTTCGTAGTTTCTCCCCCTTGCCCGTCCGTCCTTCCCATGGCGCGGACGCGGCGACCTCCGGTCCAGTCCGCCTCCGTTGGCTGGCCGGAGGGCTTTTTGAGGCGCAACGATGACATCCACAGAAGAATTCGTCCGTGTGTGGCAGGCGAGCAAAAGCGCCAAAGAAGTAGCCCAGGTTCTTGGGTGCGATAAGTCGGCCGTGCATGCGCGAGCTAGTTATCTTCGGAAGAAGGGAGTCAAATTGAAAGCGATGAACATCCACCGCGGTCCACACCAGTTGGATGTCGAGGCCCTCAACCGGATCATCGCCAACGGGTCGAAAGAGACCCCAGAGGCTTGACCAATGGCCCGCCCCACAGAAGCCGAGCCGAAGCCGATGACGCTTTTCGAGCTGGCGGATTTGCTGGAGAGCTTTGCCGAAGATTTCGACCGACGTTCTAAAGGTCGCGAGCCAGACAGTGGAGAAGCGGCCTATTGCGATGGCCGATCTTACGCCTACCGCGACAGCGCCAGTCGCTTGCGCGAGCTGATGGCGGTCAACGTCACGTGTCCAACGTGCGGGAAGTAGAGCCATGAAGACCTCCGAATCATTAGCGAGGGCGACGGGACTCGAACCCGCAACCACCGGATCGACAGTCCGGTACTCTAACCAATTGAATTGGGGCACTTCGGGGAGCGTGGCAGGTACTCTAGTCAGACACGCTTTCCCCTCACTTCCGACCTATCGCGCGGTCCATCGCCGCGTTCAAGTGCTCCCGCTTGTTCAACAGGTGAAGGTATTTTTGGGTCGTAGCGATTCTGCGGTGGCCGAGCAGCTCAGCCAGAGTCGCGATATCTACTCCGTTCAAGATCGCGTGCGTTGCGAAGGTGTGCCGCGCTCCGTGGCAGCGCACGTCCTCGGGGAGCTTGGCGCGCCGCCGGATCATGGCGAGATGCTTGGTGAGCGCCTTCACCGTCCAGGGTCGGCCGAACGCATTGGTGAACACGTATGTGTCGTGCGTCTTGTGCCTCTTTGCCCAGAGCAACAGCCTGAAAATAACGTGGTTGAAATGGATTCGACGCGGCAGACTAGTCGCCCAGGACGTTTTGTGTTCCTGCTGGATTATGGCCCTCAACTCGTCGTGAATATCCGGCCATTTCAAGGCGCGGGCTTCACCGGGTCGCGCTCCGGAGAACCGCAGGAACACGATCAGCAATCGGAAGTAGGCGCGGGACTTCCTGAGAATCTCGCGGTATTCGTTTTCGCTCCAATCCCGTCCGCACGGCCCCTCTGCGATCTTAAGACCGGCGAATGGATTCCGGGCAATCATCCCGAGTTGCGCAGCGTCGTTGAACGGCTTGCTAATCGTGGCCTTGAAACGGCGTCTGGTGTGATTCGATTTGGCCCCGCGCTGGCTGACGATGAAGTCGAGCAGGAACGCCGGCCGGCAATCTTCGATGAGGTAGTTCCCGAACTGCGCGCGGAACAATCCCCACAGTCGGCGGCGTTCCTTCAGTGCGACGGGAGAGAATTCGCGGATTTCGTGCGCCTCGTACCAGTCGATTACGGCATCGACGGTCAGAAGCGCGGCGAGCTGTGTACCGATTCGGTTGCACCCTGTCATCACCAGGGCAGGATGCCGCCCTGGCGCAAGTGTGCGCCAGGGCTCTCATTGTCCCAGAAAAACAAAAGGTAGCAAGGGCATGGCAGATTGTGAACGCAAAGGTGCAATTATGAGCAACCAGGAAGCGTCCAGAGTGCGCGCGAAAGGAAAACCATGAACGATGAAACGATTCTCTTGGCCGTGCGCGTCGCCAAGGCCCTCGCCGAAAAACCGTGTGGAACCTCCCACTGGCAGATCGGCAAAAACTACTTCATCCGAACGGTGACGCATCACCTGACTGGCAGGCTCATCGATATCACGGAGCATGAACTGTGGCTGGAAGATGCCGCCTGGATTGCAGACGACGGCCGCTTCGCTCCGGCGATTGAAAAAGGCGAGTTCAACGAGATCGAGCCGTTCCCAAGCGGGCGCAAGGTGGCCGTCGGGCGCGGCGCCTTGATAGACGCGACGCTAATCGAGGCCCTGCCAAGGAGCCAAAAGTGAACGCGAGCATAGCGAGCGCCGGATGGTCGTGGTCGGGGTCGTGGTCGTGGTCGCGGTCGTGGTCGGGGTCGTGGTCGTGGTCGCGGTCGGGGTCGGGGTCGGGGTCGTGGTCGCGGTCGGGGTCGGGGTCGGGGTCGGGGTCGTGGTCGGGGTCGTGGTCGCGGTCGTCTTGAAAACGCTTCCGCTTATCCCTTGGCGAGATTGAATAACGATGAGTGAGCGTTGCGGCATTTCGATCCTTGCAGACCGCTGTTGTGCGGAGGTCTATATCACCGGCGGCAAACGCGACGGGTGCTTGCTCGGGTACGCGATTCTATTCTCAGGCAAGTGGGATGCGTGGGTAGTGCAGTATCCTGTGTCCTCGATTATGAGGAAGGTTGCAACCGGCCTCGAAACGATGGAAGACGCGATCTGCAAAGTGAATGGATTCGCCTGACCCCCGCCCCGCCGATTAGGGGGTGAACGTGAGAGATCCAACGATTGGACAGGTCAATCGAAAAGGCCTCTGCGCAGAAATACGGCTGCTCACGAAACGCTTGGCTGAACTAGAGGGCGAGCCGCCAAGCACCGAGCGCCGCCGGCGGGCGGTTGAAATCCGCCGGGATTTGCGGGCGGCGCAGCGGAGGCTTTTGGCTATGGACCTGGAGTTGAGGGAGTAGTGATGAGCGTGAATCTATTCGGTGAAATCGAGTATGGCCGCATGAAGCGGACGGCAGAAATCTCTGTCGATGGCCGATACCGCTACGTTCTTCGTCGCACCTGGAAGACCGGGGGGAACGGCGAGCACGTCACGTTCGTCATGCTGAACCCATCAACTGCTGACCACGAGATAGACGATCCGACGATCCGACGCTGCATCGGCTTTACCAAGACCTGGGGGTACTCAGGGCTCAGCGTGAGGAATCTGTTCTCGTTCCGTGCCACAGACCCCAAGGAACTTCTGAACGCCGAAGATCCTGTCGGGCCACGAGGTAATGTGGAAGTGCTGGCGGCGCTCACGGCTGATCTTGTCATCGTGGCCTGGGGCACAGGCGTTCCCTTTAACCGTGACCGCATAGTTCTCGGATGGTTCCGTGAGCGCGGGACGCCATTGTTCTGCCTCGGGACCGCCAAGAGCGGAGATCCCCGGCACCCGCTGTACGTTCGAGCAGGCAAGAAGCCGGAGCCATACTTCAGCCTGAAGGTGGCCAAAAACGCTTCCGCCTGACGCCGACGAGTTGAGGGAGTGATGACGCAAAAAGATAACCCAGACGGATCGATTACGACCGTTATTGAATTTAAACCGCTTAAGGGCATTACGTGTCCGGCCTGCGGTGGTTGCGGTCGCTTCGGATATTCCTCGCTTTCTATCGGCCCTAACAGGATCGAAAGCACGCTGCCGCCGCCGTGCCACATTTGCAAGGGCAAGGGGCGGGTCTATGCGACCTACACGCCGGTAGAAGACTAAGCAGCAGGAGGGCGCGAAGTGTTCTCCGTGAAACGACGCCGGCTGGAAGGCTCTGGGTCTGGAGGCCGCAACTGGTGTATGTGCCTTCCCGAGATGGAATTTGAGGATGCATTGAAAAAGGCCCGCATACTGGCCCGTCGCGACCAGGAGCATGAGTACGCCGTTTTCGATGGGGCGATTCATTCCGATGAAAATCACCGGATGACGTGCTGGAGTAGAGGAAAAGTCGATAGCCTATTCCGACACGAAGCCGGTAGGTCAAAGCACGGTGGCATTTGCCCTCACCAGTTAGCGCGTGAGGGGAAGCCGTGCTTATGAAAGGATCATGGCCAAGTGTGGGCGTGCAACAAATGCAACCTGGAGACGGAGAGTCAACGGCATCCAGGTAGGTGTAAGCGGTGTGCGTGCCCAGAGCATCGCTACCAGGGGCTACCGATGACCTGGCCGAAGAAACGTGAAGGGCACGACAAGAGAAAGGTAACTCATGCCTCCCCCTAAGCCGCGCTACTACGTCACCACCTGGGACACGGAGAGGCAGGAGTTCACGCCGCAGCCAGGCGTTCGGACTGGGCCGTACTCGCTTTGGTCGCTCAAGAGGGCGCTAAGGAAGTTACAGGCTCTCGGCTATTCCTGCGCCCGCGACGATCCGTCGGTTCATGTGGAAAAGGCAAATTGGTGGAAAGACTATCCTGATCTTTTCGCGTGAGGTTTCCGCTATGGACATCGCCGCCGACTACGGCTCTGAGGTCCGGATCAAGCGTGAGATGGACAGGCGACGGATGGGACACCCTTCGCCTTTTGACCCTGAGTACATCGGTTATGAGGAGGATGAAATGGAAGACAGGCAGCGAGTGGAAATCACGATCCGGGAGCTAGGCAAGGCAATCGGACACCTGAGAAACGCCAAGGAAACTCTTGGCGAATACGAATGGTGCGGACGAGTCCAGGAGGCGCTGGAGGAAACCACTTCGGCGCGGGACGGATTGAAGAAAACACTGGAACTGGTTTGACCAGACTGCCTCATCGACGTGGCGCGGTTCGTTATCGCGCCACACGGCCCGGTCGCTGGAAAAGGCCGGGCCTGTTTTGAAAACTCAAGGCGGCTGCGATGTGGAAAAGACACATTGAAAACGATGGCATTCGGTTTCGACTGTGGCCATCGGAAGTAGACCCGATGTGCGGCTTGTCCGCGCAAAACCCGCCCGACTCGATGCGGCCAGTTAAACGGCCAAAATCGGCAATGGGTGTCAAATGGGGAGAGGGAGCCGTGAGACTCGGCCAGCCGCCTTGATTCAAGCTGCTAGCACCGGGCTGGGGCGTTCCCTCCCGGTTTAGAACCGATGGAGCGGCTAAGAACATGGAGGTGCTATGGCTGACGAGCATTGAGAAATGAGAGTCCAGCGTTGCTCGCCGTCTTAGCTGGTCGGCGGGCGTCGGCCTTGCTTGTTGCCGCGTCACGGACTGCGATATTCCCGCCTCTCGTTGAGACGGAAATAACCGAAACAACCACCTGACGCGAGAGGATCAATTCCTCTGGGGCCGGATGTTATGAGTCGAAAGGATTCGAGATGCTTTGTCGGATTTGTTCGTTCTCCTGTGAGTGCTGCGGCAAAATCTACGGCCTTCCCGGTTGCCGTTCGTGCGGAGGCACCGGCCGACTCAACGGCCCGTCGCCCAGCGATTCGCCGACGCTGGACAATATCGACGCCGTGATGCGAGCGTGCGCGGCGGATGAGGCGAGGGAAGAATGGCTGAGGCTGCTGGTTGATGAAGGGGGCGAAGGATGAGCCGCTTATCGCACCTGCTTAGAGCGACCTCGATCACCGCCGACATGATCGAGCGCAGGGATTACGTTCGGAGCGTCTGCAAAGACCGATACGCAGAAGTGACATCGGACGCGCGCCGGATCATCCAGGACGTTGCCAAACAGCAAAAGAAAAGCCTGGTGGAAGCGTGTATCCAGATTTGCAAAGACGCCGTGAAAAACGGCCACGGCACGGCGGTCAACGTCGTTATTGCGGCGACGGTCGATCTGTACGAGGCCAAGCCATGATCGCCTTCCTACGAATCCTGTGCTTCTGCGTTCTCGGCTGGCCGCCGATCCAGACCAGGCTTGCGCCTCCGTCTTGCTGCCGATCGTCTCGGGGTCTGTGGGTCGCTCATTGCCGGCGCTGGCATGGGGCCACGTATCGGTCCTGGACGCGGATCGACATGACGCCGAGTGTGGGGCTTTCGAGGGAATATTTCGTTGGTGACTGATGAGAAGGCCGCGTAATGACCGTGAACGAGAACTGCATAGCGCTTACACCCGCCGTCTCAGGCAAGGAGGTTCTGTGACCCTAGAACACGCCGAGCGTCTCCGCGACGAATCCGAGGCGATGCTTCACCGCTGCCGTGCTGCGGGGCTTTTGAAGTGGGCGGAGAGCTACCAGGCCCGGCTGCATGCGCTAGCTGCGATCATCCGGAGGAAAGAGATAGAGGAAGCGAAGGCGCGCGACCCAGAGTACATACGTCTTCGCGAGATTCAGATGGGGCGCAAACTGTGAATGATCTTCTACCTGGGAACGCATCAACCGGGGTGGCTGAACCATGTCGTGGTCCCACTTTTTGTGTCTCGCGTCCGGTTGCTTCGATACAAAACGTTCCCGCGAGCTGCCGGGCCGTGGGCGCTCGACTCAGGGGCGTTCTCGGAAATCGACAAGCACGGGCGATGGACGGTCAGCGCTGAGCAATACGCAGAAGAAGTCCAGCGCTGGCAGAAAGAAATAGGCCGGATGCAATGGGCGTCGGTCCAAGACTGGATGTGCGAAACGGTGATGCTGGAGAAAACTGGACTCACTGTGCGAGACCACCAAGAGCGGACGCTTGTTAGCTACGTCCATCTCCGCGAGCTTGCTCCGTCGGTTCCTTGGGTGCCAGTGCTTCAGGGGTTCGCGCACCGCGAATACATCGACCATCTGCGCCAGTACGAGGCGGCAGGTATCGACCTTAGGTCATTGCCGCTGGTAGGGGTCGGAAGCCTTTGCAGACGACAGGCCACGGCAGCGGCCGGACGAATCATATTCGATTTGGCTTGCCACGGACTGCGGTTGCACGGCTTCGGTTTCAAAACGGACGGGCTCCGATTGGTGGGCGACGTAATGGAGTCGGCGGATTCGATGGCGTGGAGCAAGCAGGCAAGAAAACGACCGCCGCTCCCTGAGTGCGTCGGTAGGCATAAGTCCTGCGCCAACTGTCTGCGGTACGCAATGCGCTGGCGAGAGAACGTCATCCGGCGGAAAGAGGCGGAGGCGCGGATACCGGAGGCGGGGAGGGTCGATGATCTGCGACAAGTACGACGTGTGTGAGTTCGCCGGAGATACATGCGACGTTAGCTGCCTGATACGAGCGGCGCGGATTCACATCTCGGCGATGCTCAAGAACGCCAACCGTGCTACGACGGGAGAGCACGATAGCGGGTGCTGGGTCCGGATCGCTGCGTCCATTGAGATCGTGATTCCGGAAGCCTCGGAAGAGCGGGGAGGTTGATCGGATGAACGGGAGAATCTATGCTAGGCACCATGCCGCCAAGGAAGCGAAAGAAGAAGCGCCCCAAGGGCCTCCCTACAAACGTCTACGAGGCCCGCTTGGCGCGCGGTCTGACCCAAGCCGACGCCGCCGACCTGATCGGCGTCTCTGTTCGCAGTTGGCGCTCTTGGGAGGACGGCATCCCTCCGCCCAAACCCTTCCGCCTGCTGCTCGAATTCTTCGTATCCAGGAAAATCTAGTTAAACGGCGCTTGACTTATCGGCAGCAAATGCTGATACTCTTAGTGGCGGAAGTTGCCGCTAAGCCCGGCCCGCGTTGTCTCTCCACGACGCGGCGCCGGGCAACCTTGGAGGGATGGCGATGGTTGATGACCGTGAAAGAATTAGGATCACCATTGGGCACCTGAACGCCGCGATTCTCCACCTTATGAACGCTAAGAAGTCGCTCGGCGAATTTGAATGGTCCGCGCGAATCCAGAATGCCTTGGAGGAAGCCGAGGCATCTAAAGAAGGGCTTAAAAAGATCGCTTACTCTCGCGCTGACGAAATGGAGTCGCCCCAATGACCGCCCCGTCATCCGACCTGACGATTGAGAAGGATAATGCGATGACCCAGCTCGAATTGGCCATTGCCAGAACGCGGGAAATACCGCAACGCTGCCCTTGGTGCGCGAAGCTGCTGGAGAAGATCGCGGAACTCACCGTGGAAAACGAGCGGCTCGTCGGCCAGATGGAAGAGAAGGACGCGCGGATTTGCGACTTAGAAAAGATGCTCCAAGACCAGCCCACATGAAAGGTGGAACATATGACCGTTCAGCTAATCGAACCGAATCAGACCATCGAAGTAAAGCAAATCTGCTTGCTCGGCTACGGCCAGCCCGGAAGCCGGAAAAGCTCCCTGGCGCAAACATCCGAGGAGCCCGTCACGCTCGCCTTTGACCCAGGCATCTACCGGGCCTACGGGCGCAAGACTGCCGCAATATTTGAAACGTGGTCCGATGTTCTCGACTTCGATTACAAGCCTTACCGGACCATCATCGTTGACACGATCGGCATGGCGCTCGACAAACTCTCGGCCGCCATCATCGCGGACAACCCAAAAAACGGAAATCGGCTCGGTGGACTCAGTCTGCCGGGTTACGGAATCCTAAAGTCATGGTTTGCCGCCTGGGTTGCTGACATTCGCCAGCGCGGTCAAGACCTCGTGTTCCTGGCGCACGAGAAAGCGGAGCGCCTTGGCGACGATGTTTACTACTGCCCAGACGTGGTTGGTGGAAGTTACAACACGCTCATGAATCATTGCGACGTTGTGGGCTACCTGCACTTCGAGGCTGGGCGGCGGGTAATCGACTTCAATCCAACTGATCGGTGGATGGCCAAAGTCCCTCCATGCGGATGGGGGCAGATCAACCTACCCGACTTCGGCACCGAGCCCCGCTTCCTGGCGAAGCTGCTAGCTGAGGCCAAGGCGTCGATGGGCCGCATTTCTGCGGAGAGCGCGGAGCTGGTTCAGGCGGTTGAGAACTTCCGCGCTTGGCTTGAGAAAAAGCCGAGTCTGGAAGCGTTCAACACCGGCATCAAGGACGTGAAGACGCTTGCGAACGGTGCCCAGAAGCAAGCATGGCACCTCTGCAAAAACTTTGCGGAATCGCAGGGTTGGGTGTTCGATCCGCAGGCGAAGGCGTTCCGTGCAAAGGAGCAAGCGGCGTAATGCTCAGAGTATCAACTACCACGCTGGAATCTTTCCGCCGCGTGCTACAGAGCGAATACGCGGTGGAGCAAGAACTCATCGACCAGATAGCCGGAAAGCCCTTTGAACCGACTTGGCAGATGCGCGCGGGGTCCACTTGGCAAGCGGCGCTATGCGGCGAATACTCAACGCGCGAATTCTGGTTCGATAGCAAGATGCTGGGCGAGGCGCGGGCCTACGTCGGCTCCGGCCTCTGCGAGGTGAAGTCAACGAAGATCCTCGATGTACATGGCTCGCCGGTCGCGCTCGTCGCCCAGGTCGATCACGTTCGCGGCTTGGCGCTTCAAGAGAACAAGGCGAAGTTCGGCACGCCGGACGCCAGAGACTATGAGCCGTCCCTCCAGTGGCGGGCCTACTTGCTCGTCCACGACGCGGCCAGCGTCCAATACAACCTTTGGAACTTCAAGGACCCAAAATGCGGGTATTGCGAGCTTCGCTCCGTGGACTCATTCCGCTTCTGGCGCTATGCGGAGCTAGAAGCCGATTGCCGCCGCTGGCTCAGGGCGTTCTTGGACTGGGCTAACGCTCGCAAGCTGACGCCATACCTGGACCGAGAGACGCCAGCACTGGAGGCTGCTTGACCTTCAACCACAACGCCTTGCTCATCCTCGGAGCGCTCTGGCAGAGCGATCGGCCGCCGGAGGTTCGTGAACTGGTGCTGGCTATGGGCTCTCCGAACCCGCAAGCGGCTTTCGGACACCTAAAGCGGCTCCGGCGCGCCGGCCTTGTGTCGTGGGAGCGCATGAAAGCACGCACCATCGTTGCCAAGTGCAAGTTTATTCGCGCACAGGACTTAGGAAGCAGTTAGGAATCGCACCGAAGCGCACCGCAAGGAGCAACCGTGAAAGACGTGACGCCACCGGCAGCCGTTCGCTCAGTAGTAGACCTCAAGGCGCTAGCCGTCGAGATCAATGCGGCTCACAAAGCCGGGGAAGCGAGCTTCCGAATAGCCGGGGATGCCCTGATAAAAGCTAGGGCACAAGTAGACCACGGCTCTTGGCTGAAGTGGCTGGAAACGAATGTCGCATTTTCCGTACGAACGGCCCAACTTTACATACGTATAGCGGAAAACTGGTCCAAATGCGCAACGCTTGCGCATTTGGACGACGCTATAGAGTCCCCAGACGAGCCGGCCCCTCTCCGCCGCGACGATGCTCCTAGCGTGGGGTCGCAAACCTCCGGCGCCTCGGAGAAACCATCATCGCCAGCGGCGGAGCGGCGGACCCGTGCTGAGCGCGTCGGACAACGGCCACCGACGCCGTTTAGGGTTCCGGACAATCGCCAGCCATCGGCCAGGCAGCCTGGGGAGGAGCCGGAAGAAGAAAGTTCTGCCGACGCCATGAAGCGGATAAACGCAACCATAGAGAGCTTCTGCCGTTCTGTCACAAAGTTAGTTGAGGACGAGCTTCCGAGAGATATCTGGATTAGCGACATGAACCGGCGAGAGGGGATCAGAAGGAAATTCGCGGATGGCTGCGAAATGCTCCGGGCTTGCAAATGCAGCGGCATCTGCCCGCGCTGCGATGGCAAAGGGACTGATAAGGGCAAAGACTGCCGACCATGCCAGGGGACAGGCCGCTTACCGAAACTTAATTTGGATCAGCTAGGCTAATGGCATCCGCCCTTTTTATCCATGAACCGCGCGTAGCTCTGGTCGCTCGCGACTACCAGCGAAAGGACCACGACGAAAGCTTACGCCTCTGGAACTCCGGAGAGCGTGGCGTACTCACGCGCGTGTTCACCGGAGGAGGGAAGACGCCGATGGCCTGCCTCAAGGCGCGGACCTGGCTAGCGCGCGGGCCTAATCACCGGGTTTTGGTAGTGAGTTATGAGCGTGACTTAGTATGGCAATTCGCGCAAGAGATAGACGATTTTCTCGGGATCATTCCCGGTATCGAGATGGGAGAGGACCGCGTTCATCCAGGAGACATTCCGCTAGTCACCGTGGCCAGCCGGCAGTCTCTTCTCCCAGCCGAGGCTATGACCGCAGAGCAAGCGCGCGTCTTGGAAGCATACGGAATCGACGCGCGCGGATTATCCAAACGTGTTTGCAAAAGGCTCGTCCACGCACTGGCTACCGGCACCGACGTTGACGACGTTCGCGACAAAGTTAAGAGCCTACGGGATATACCTGAAGCGCATGCAGCATGGAGCCGGCTTCACAAATTCGACTGGCGCCTCAACTGGCTGGTTTTCTCGGACGAAGCCCACCGGCACGCGCACAACCTCAAGTCGGTCGGCCATATCGCGGACTGGTTCGATCAGAACCCAGAGAGCAAACGGAACGGACTGACAGCCACTCCGAAGCGCGGGGATGGCATTAGCATCGGCCACAAGATGTTCCCGGCTGTGGCCATTGATTTTCCTCTGTTCCACATCGAGCGCCCTTGCGGGATCAGCGAAGGCTGGGCCGTGCCCTACGTGCAGAAGTACATCGAGGTCGCAGGCGTGGACTTCAAGCGGATTAAGCAGATAGCCGGAGACTTTGACGAGGCTGATCTTGAGCGCATCCTTGGCCAAGAAGGGACGCTGGCGAAACTGATAGAGCCTCTCCTTGACATGGTGGAAGATCGGCGCACGTTGGTGTTTTCCCCAGGAATCGACATGGCCGCTAATGTCGCCCTCTACATCAACGCGCGCTCGGAAGCGCAATGCCCACAATGCCATCTGAGGCGCTGGTATCCGATCAAGCTGATCGGCGACGGTGCGCAGTGCAAATGCGGGGCATTGATCGACACGGCGCATATCACGAAGGCCGGCGAGCAGGCCAAGTCGATCAACGGCACGACTCAGCCCCATGACCGTAAGGCGGCGTATACCGGGCACCAAGCCGGCGAGTTTCAATTCCTATCGGTATGCGGGCTTTGCCGAGAAGGTTACAACGATCCCGATATTTCCTGCGTGGCCGTGTTCCGTCCAGTCAGCAAGAAAGCCTCTTCGCTGGCCGAACAGATGAAAGGCCGTTCCTGCCGGCCATGCCGATCAATCATGCCCGTCCTGCACGAATTGCTGACAGCCGAGGAGCGTGTCGAGGCTATCGCAACCAGCGACAAACCGAACGCGCTGATTATCGATCTTGTAGGAATCACTGGCCTGGCAGACTGTGCGTCCACGATCCAAATTTATGCCGAAGGTCTGGACGATGAGGTCGCGGAACTAGCGGCAAACCTGCTGGAGCAATCCGGCGAAGAGACGGATGTGGCAGAGGTCGTTCGCCGCGCCAAGCGAGAAGTTGAGGCCGAGCGCGCGCGACAGCAAGAGGCGGAACGGCAGCGACTGGAGGAAGCCCGCGTCCGGGCCAAAGCTGATGCGGAAGTTCGCTACAGCGCCCACGAGGTAGGGTCGGGGTCAAACGTCAACCAAGGTGGCGCAACCTCTGCCCAAATGAATCTGATCGCTTTCCTAGGAATGGATATCCGGGCGCCGATTTCCCGGAAGAAGGCCGGGCGGATTATCGGCCAACTCAAGGCGCGAGAGGATCTATCGGAAGTCGCTTACAAGAACGGAATTCCTCTGGATCAGTGGACCCCAGTTTCCCCGAGCGACAAGCAGCTGTGGCGTCTCGGTCAGCTTGGAATCCATCCGGAACAAGTGCGCTCATCATACGACGCGAGCCAAATTATCGGGGCATGGAAAAACCCGAGGGAGTTCGAGGACAAGAAGGGCCAAGAGATTTCTAGCGCCGCCGACAATGATTCGCTCACTGCCATCGCCCACGATCTCCTGCTAGTTAACCGTGTGCTTCCGGCCGATGCGTGGCAAAGATTGGTAGATGCCGGCAAAGCCAAACGCGAGGCGCTTGTATGAGCGAGCAATGCCGATCTTGTGGCAAAGAGATTATCTGGGTTCGCACGGCCGCAACTGGCGCGCTCATGCCGCTAGACCCAGATCCCGCGCCTGATGGAAACGTGGTCCTGGTCGATGGCAAGGCGCACGTGATGAGCGGCGAACTGTTTGATCCAGTACTAGAAGGGTCGCGTTACAAGTCGCATTTCGCGACATGCCCAAACGCAGCGAAGCACCGGAAGAGGAAGTAGTCACGGACGTTTTCATGGACGACCAGAAGCAACAGGACGCCAGAGAATTCGCCGCGCTGGTGGCCAGAGAACTGGTGAAGATCGTTCCCGATGACTACCGCATCCGGCGCATGATCCGGGAGATGACCCTTAGAACCCTGGCGGAGTACCTAGGGCAAGCAAAGGCAGGTGTGGTGAGGTCGATACTGTCGGCGTGCGATGCCAGGGGAGTGAGCCTGCGGCTGTCCAGTGAAGGTAAGCTGCTTGCCCGGGTGCCGGGGAAGCGGATCGACGCGGACTTGAGGGCCTCGATCATAGTGTACCGTGCCGAGGTGATCGAGCATCTGAGGCTGGTGCAGGAAATTGAGAATAGGACGGAACGGAACGGCAGACATCAGGAAGGCAAGACGTGACTGTCTGACAGTCCGATCGGTTTAGCAGGTCCGGCTCCAAAAGGGCGGATAGGTAATAACAAACGGTCGCCTGGGGATGGCCTATAAAGGAATCCTTGGACGGCGCGAACCTGCTCGGCATAGCCTTCGGAGTTCTCACAATACAGCCAGGGTACGCGCAGTGATGAGGCGAAGCGCAGCGGTAGCCGGACGTTGAAGCTTCGGAGCCGTCAATGCCCTAGAGAGAGGGTGTGAGAGAACCAGGAACCGTCAAGCGAAAGGATCAACACGATGACAACGGAAACGCCAACGAAGAAGAAGCCACGACAGACCGACCGGACGCTGCTCTTGGCGGCGAAGCTGGATAGGATCATGCAGGAGTTCACGGAGTCGGAGAGAGTCTGGGCATTGGCTTGGGTAACGACGAAATTCGGCACTGGGGCTCCACAGTGCAACGCACCGAAACTAGGAGTATCGTGATTATCGAAGACCCTGAATTGCTGTCGCTTTTCCGGCTTCCAGGGCCTTGCGAGTATTGCGGTCGGCTGTGCCCGTGGGGAAGAGACCCAGCCCACATTTTCGCGCGTGGCCTCGGTGGAGGTAGCCAAGTGGACATCCGGGAAAATATCGTCAGCTTATGCCGCGTCTGCCATACCGATTCGCACGCTGGCAACCGTCCGCTTCGGTGCGACTTGTTAGCGCTGGCAGCGGCGAGAGAAGGCGTTCTCCAGGCGGACATCGAGCGGGTTGTGTTTGATCTTCTGCGTCTGCCAAAGCGGAGCGAGTCTGAGGCGGCGCTGGTATTGTGCGGCCTGAGAGGGCACCCCTGGTGGCAACCCCCTGGCGAGACATCCCGATCCGCGAAGGCATCCCCGACTGCGTGAAGCTCCGGAGGCAGATGGTCGCGTTCGGATTCGTGACGATGGGCGAGATGTCCGACTTCGCCGACCGGATGCAGAGTGCCCTAGCCGATTTCTGGCAGAGAAGCGGGGGACGGATGCCGCTGGAGTCTGCAAAAACGAAGGAGAGTGCGGATTGATCGCCAAGCACATTCTGTATTTAGGCAACCCGCTCATCTTGGCCTGCGATGCCAAGTGCGAGAAGGCTTGGGGCCACAACAGAAGGCCGAAAGTTCAACTCGATCCGTCGAACGAAGACGATTACGAGTACCTGGCTGACGGTGAATTGCCTGTCGCTCCGGTCGATCCGGGAACTTACGAAGGTGGACACGCCAAGCCTGCTGAGAAGGCTGATCGACTTAACAAGTGGTGTTGCCGAGAATGCGAGCGCTCGGTGATGGTCAAATACGGAGAGGACTTCGATTTGCCTGATTTCTCAAAACGGGTGCGAAACATCAAGGAGAGTGCGGATTGAGCGAGCCAAAGCTGACCATCATCCGCGCCGAAGATTGGACCGCGATATTTCGCGGAGATGAATTGATCCACTGGCACGACACCCCGTCTCTCTCTGCGTTTTGCCACCTACTAGGAATCGATCACGACGTTGAGGACTTGGACGACGGCTTTTTGGAGAGTTACGAGCAGATGCCTCCGAGGTTGGCCACCTATCGGCAGTATCAAAGAGAGGCCAGGGAGAAGTACCTAACGGAAAGGGAGAAATCCCTTGCTTCGGAAATGAAAAAAGTTAGGGAGCAGTTGCGGGACACGAGAAAGCTTAGGGGGACGTGATGAGCGAGCCAATGAGCAAGGAGCGGTTAGCGTTTCTCCGAAGCAGACTGAACGATGACCGGATGCACTGGCATCCGCACCACGCTGAGGAACTTCTCGCCGAAGTTGACCGGCTGCGACTGCTGATGTGAGATCGGCTTCTGCGAATGCTACGGGTATATGACGCTTAGGAGAGTCGCCGCCTCCATCCGCGCCCGCCGCAAGCCGCTGGAGTCGGCGAAGGAGGAGGGGAAGTGATGCCGGATGATATTGCAACCGCGCTGATTACCAGACGGTGCGGCCACAGCGAAGAGTTTGTGATCGACCGAGACGATCCGTTCTTGGATGCGAAGCGCGCCAAGTTCGCCGAGGGCTGGTGCCAGTCGTGCCGGCCAAATCCGCAGTATGCGCCTGTGGGGTTGCACGACAAGAGAGACGAACTTGCCGGCCAACTCGCGGAAGTCGAGGCGGAGCTAACCGCTATCGGCGTGCGGGTCAAAGGATCATGGCTGGCCACGAAAGACTTTCAAGAATTGAATGTCCGACGTGCGCGACTGGTAGCTCAGAAAGGTTATCTTGTCGGGCAATTGCGCGGAATCAGAGCGGCCTTGCGTAAAGCCTGTATGCCGATTGAACGGCCGAAGCCCAAGGCGGCTACTCGGCTTGCCGTTGACGGGCTGACGGTTTTCGACTTGGAAAACGCGCTCGCGGAGCCGCAGGAATTGCTGAAACAGTGCTACATGCGAATTGCTAAACTGACACGTCGGCACGCACGGACTGATGAGGACAGGGCGATTCTCGATTCAGTACACGACTATTTGCGCCGTCAGGGGTCGGTGCTGGACCGATCCGGAGGATAACCGATGCCAAGTAAGCTGAGGCTGCCAAGACGCCAGAAGTACGGCAACCGTTCCACCGTCGTTGACGGCATACGATTCCAGAGCACGAAAGAGGCTCGGAGATACGGAGAGCTTAGGCTTCTCGAAAAGGCCGGCGAGATCCGCAACCTGCATCGACAGATTCCGTTTGATTTATGGGTTAAAGGTATCCGCATTTGCCGTTACGTTGCGGACTTCACCTATGACGAGAAAGCGCCGGATGGTTGGAGCCGGCAAGACGTAGTCGAGGACTGCAAGGGCTTCCGCACGCGCGAGTATAAAATCAAGAAAGCATTGATGCTCGCCTGCCACGGAATCGAAATCAAGGAAACCTGAGAGGTAGATGGGGTATGATGCGCCATAGTAGCCTCAGCCGGCCATTGGCTCCACTGGGTTGCCGCACTTGGGGCAGCGGACCTCTTGCTCGAGCCGGAACTCGGCATCCTTGATGAGCCCGCACCAGGCGCAGTTGACGCACGCGACTGGCGTTTCAAAGAAGACTTCCAGGGGAACCGGCTGGCAAATAGGCATGAGGGTATTGTAACAGGTGGAAACACCTAGAGCCGAGGCTTGCCAAGTGAGCCACTGCATATTTTGTGGTGCATAATGCCGCCCCCTACGCCACAAGAGAGAATGGTGGTTCTTGAGCGCCGCAAGAATGTGGCGGAGAGATACCTGCGTGGTCAGACACAATGGGAAATCGCTCGCGCCTTCGAGGTTGACCAGTCCCAAGTTAGCCGGGATCTTGCGTGGGCTCGTAAGCAGTGGGTTGCCTCGACTGTCTGTAAAATCGATGAACACAAAGCCCGCGAACTGGCCAAGGTCGATGCCCTTGAGCGCACGTACTGGGAGGCCTGGGTTGAGAGCAAGCAGCCGAAGGAAACGACGGAGAGCGGCAAGACCGACAAGCATACTCGGGTCAGCCTGAAGCGCGAGCAGCGCGACGGCAACCCTGCATTCCTTGCTGGCGTCCAGTGGTGCATCGACAAGCGCTGCGAGATCTTGGGCTTGAATGCTCCGGTGAAGAATCTGAACATGAACGCCGACCTCCTGAAGCTCTTCGACGAGCTAGCCGCGCGGAAGGGTCGTAAGCGTGGCGAGCCGCACCCGATAGACGCTAAGATAGAGTCGGTGGGGAAGCAGTTGCCGAAGCCAGAAGAGAATGCGGAGATGTGATGGGGATCTGCTGGTACTGTCACTGGGGTTGGTCGAAGCCGGTTGCGGACATCTACGACGCTGCTGTCGAAAAGCTAGGCGGTGACGAAAGCGTACTGCACTACGGCCCTAGCCACGCTGTCTGGGAAGATGAGAACTGGGAAGACGAATGCGTACGCGCGTGCCTTGATGAAGAGAGCTGGGCTCTGGATTACGGGGGCAGATTCAGCGAGGCGCAGCTTGCGGTCTGCAAGTGGTCGCTTGAGGAATTACTGAAAGTACCTGAAGAGGTTCGCGACCCAGAGCCTGAAGACTACGACGAGGAGCACCCGGAGAACTACCCACCACTAAAAGACCTAGAGATGGTCAGGAGATGACGTGGCAGCGATAACCACAGCTAGCAGCCTGTACCTGGACGGTGCCGGGGCGCAGAGGACCATGCTCCTACGCCTGGTCGGTGTCAACAGCGGAGACAGCATAGACGTGAGCGTGGTAGGGCCGTTCGCGTTTCACAAACTGCAAGCGGTGGCGTTCATCGGCTGCGATCAGAGGACGGCGGTGGTAGCTACTTTCGTTGGGACGGTGATAACCATAACCTCGGCGGGGCTGGTGACGGATACGGTGAATCTGCTGGTGGTGGGGGAATGAAATAAGCGGCTGCGGCGTGGAAGGACACGCTACTGGTTGACCTTACCTCCCCGAGAATAGTGTGGGAGTTACCACCACGTAGGATGAATACGTAAGGAGCCGGTACTCAAGCCCGGCCAGCCGCTTTTTCTTGGTGTCCCGAGCGGGGAAATGCAGGGCCGAGAGCTTGCGGAGTACCCGCTCGGTTTATAACGACGGGAGAACACGATGAATGAGCAAGAGAAGTCGGCGGCGACGGTGGTTGAGGAGCCGAAGCCGGCCGAGCCTCAGCCGACGATTGAGGAGCAGGTGGAGAGGCTGTTTCAACAGACTGTGCAGATAGCGAGAGACGTGAAGCAGATCATCACTGACGCCGGCCGCAAGCGTGGTTGGGCCTTGAAGAGTGGTGGTCGCGCGATCAGCTATCTCATGCCGAGTACTGTGGAGAAGCTGGGCATCGCCAAAGAGTTGATTCCGGATCTGCTGGTCAATATCTCCCAGCTTGAGAGCCTGCTGCCGCAAGTGAAACAAGGAGCGTGAATGCCTGACAACCAAGTACCGAGTTGGGCTTGCTCAAGGTGGGGCAATTGGGAGCATGACTGGTTGGACTGCCACGAATGCCAAGAGAATTATGAAGCATACCTGGAGAAGGAGCACGAAGAATGCTCAACAGACGAAACTTCCTCCGACGGCCCCTAGCGCTGCTCTGTGCGGCTCCGCTGGCGTCGTATGCGGGGTTGACGCACCAGCCAAGGGCCAGTCTAGATGACTTCTACGTGGGCGTGAGGTTTATTTGCACCATCGACGGAAAGCAGCAAGTCAGAAGGGTTGTTAAATACGACCAGATGACAAAGGTTGCTTCGGTCAATGACAAGATGAAGATCGGGGACGTTGACATATTCGTTGTAGTTCCGACACATGCTTAGCCTCCCCGACGATCCCCTGGAGCTGAAGAACTACCTCTGGCCAGACGTAGTCTTCGCGCCGTACCAGGAAGACATCGTCTACTCGGTCGAGGACAACGTAGAGACGTATGTGGTCGCGTCCAACGAAGCGGGGAAGGACTTCGTGGCGGGGTTTATTGTTCTCTGGTATTTCCTGACGCGCTGGCCATGCCGCATAGTGACCACGTCGGCGAAAGAGGCTCACCTGCGCGTTCTCTGGGGAGAGATCAGCAAATTCATCCGGATAAGCACAATCCCTCTGGCCGTCGATCAAGGCGGCATGTTGGTGTTGAATCACCAAGACATCCGCAAGGTTTACAAGGGCAAGCTCTGCTCGACCAGTTACATCATCGGCCTGGTGGCCTCTGAAGATACGGTAGCCTCGATGGGAGGCCACCACGCGGCGCCACCCACGCTAGAGGAGGCTAACGATGGAGTGCCACGAACGCTGTGGGTAGCGGACGAGGCGTCGAGTATCCCGGATCGATATTATCCCATCGTGGTGCCTTGGGCCAAGAGGCTGCTTATCTTCGGCAATGCGTGGCAGTGCGAATCGTTTTTCCGGCGAGGGATAGATGGCGGTGATGTCAAGGACGAGCGAGGCGGCAAGTACTTTCGCAAGATGCTGCGCGTCACCGCCGAGGACTCCCCAAACGTCAAGTACGCCCGCGCGCAGATAGCCGCCGGCCTGGAGCCCACCGGGGAAGTTATCATCCCAGGAATAAAAACATGGCACACGTTGCAACGCGACCTAGTCCTCTACGACGAAAAGCAAAAGTGCGTCTCGCTCAATGCCCAGTTCTACACGGGGCCGGAGTTGTATCTGTTCCCCCCGGCGTGGCTAGACCGCGCGCATGAGTTATACGAGCAACTACTGCGGGACCGCACCAAGCGCGTGGCCAAAGCCATAGGCGTCGATCCCGGCGAGGGTGGCGCCAACTCATCGCAATGCGCCGTAGACGGTCGGGGCATAATCGAACTGGAGAGCCATCTGACTCCGGATACTACCGATGTCGTCAAGTTTCTCAAAGCGTTCATCCAGAGCCACCGAGTGAAGCCGGAGGACGTGGCGATAGATCGCGGGGGCGGCGGCAAGCAGCACGCCGACACTATGCGGCTTCATGGCTACAATGTCCGTACGGTGGCCTTCGGGGAAGCCATCAGCGTGGAAGTGAAACGAGCCAAGACGCTGTTTCCGGAAAAGCGTGAGGTGCGTGAGGAGCGCTACGCCTACGTGAACCGCAGGGCGCAGATGTTTCATGAACTATCGCTTCTCTTGGACCCGACGCATGGCCACGGCTTTGCGATCCCCGGGCCGCATCGAGGGGAAGTCTACAAGCGGCTCCGGCATCAGCTATCGAAGATCCTGAAGCAGTACGACGAGAATGGGCGGATCATGCTGCCTCCGAAGCACAGGAAGCCAGGTCAGGAGGAGACGAAGCAGAAGACGCTGGTGGAGTTGATTGGCGCATCGCCTGACGAAGCTGACAGTTTGGTTTTGGCTTGCTTCGCCATGAACCACAAGCCCATCGTGTCTTATGCTGGAGCGGCCATATGAAGTATTTCCTCTACCATGACTTTGGTTCATGCAGCGATGGCGATCATTCAAACGGCTTTGAGCAGTTCGATACCCTGGAGGAGGCGCGAGCGGGCGTCAAGGATCTGGCTAAACGCAACAGCATGGACATAGACTCTAGCGGCTATTGGGACGAGTGCTTTCACATAGTTGCTGGAGAAACTGTGCCTATCAGGTAGGGGATCTAACCATGCCCGACAACGCTCAAATCGTCCTCATCGCCGGAGGCAACATGGGCTACCAGACTCCCAGAACAAAGCGCCCCGACCGCAAGGACCACATCTGGTATCGGAAGCCCAACGAAGTGCATCGGACGTTCAAATGCGTCCTGTGCGGGGCGATCACCCACGACTATCCACCGGATTATCCTACGGTCGATGCCTGGCGCGCTGAGACGTATGAGAAGATTGACGAAGTGGAGAGGAATCTGTGTCCGTTCGAGGTGAGCAGGAGGTAGGGAGATGATCCATCTTAAGCAAGGTGCAGTCGGGCAATCGGTGTACTGTGAGTTTTTCAAGATTAGTCCAGAAACAGGCTGGAAGAGGGAGCCGTATTTGGGAGAGGCGCTGGCCTGGATCATTCGCGGCAAAGATCGGTGGGCTCCAGCTCGCAACAAGCCAGTAGGAGACCAGAATGGTTTCTTCAGGCTTGAGTTGACTAGAGAGGAAGCAACCGGGACGTTCGCTGTGGTGATGCTGTCAACCGACAAGACGTTCTCTCTAGCGATGGTTAAGTTCCATTGCTTTGATATAGACGCGGGAGCTAAGAGGCTTCTGGAGCGCCAAGAGATGACCGATCCAGGCGAAGCGATTATCGCAGGACCGTTCATCAGCGTGGGGCTCCCCGATCTTCCGCCATCATTCGATGAAGCTTGGGAGTCTGTCATCGGCAAGATGGAGGTGTGCGACGAGTCAGAACCTGATGAGCTAGTCCACTACGCCGAGCGACCTTTCATAGCGCTGTGTGGGGCCGATTTAGCGAACCAGGCAACCACCACGATACCTAGCCATGTTACCTGTGGTGCCTGTCTGTCCAAGAGGTCCTGGCCGTCGGGCATTGTAGGCTCAGTCGTTAAGCGGGTGCCACTAGCAGAGCAGGAGATGACCGATCCAGGCGAAGCGGTTGTCTGTTGTGATTGGCCCACTGGTTTTCCTAGTCTTGATCGTCCAGATCAGCCTAAGAAAGTCAAAGGAAACATCTGGGTTGAGCGGGAAGACAAGACCAGGGTTCTGTGCAGGTGCGAGATGGTGGATATCGGTGGTGGGCTGTACCACTACAACCTGCTGGAGCCAGTGCCGAACTGCGGAAGTAGCTTCGTAGTTGACCTGCCTACGTTCACGCCGGACGCGGCAGATCATAAGCCAGAATCCTGGCGTGACCGCCCGCCGCTTCTGTGAGAGACGGTTATGGCTGAATACGTTGGTGGTCCCTTGGATGGGGCAGAAGTCGGTGAGGATACCGTCAGAACCTTGAACGAGGGGGATGTCTGGATTATCGAAAAGGTGATCGATGGCATGTGGATGAAAGGGCGCTACAAGAAGGAAAGCGATGGCAACTTTCACAGCGTCCAAGACGAGGGATGTGGCCAGTGAGAGAAACATGATCGACCACCACGGACGGTTGTGCGACCCGATGCTGGAGGCGGAGGACTATACGAGCAATTGGAAATGCGAAAGGGGATCTATGATGGAGTCCGATGAGGCGCGTGAGGTGCGAGAATACGCTGAGTACCAAGAAAGGCAGGCACGCTACGCGAAAGAGCTAGAGGCCGGCGACGTGTCGATAGAGCAGATGGTTCGTAACATCATTGAGACGGCAATAGCTGATGGCATAGTCACCTTTAATGCGGATAACTATGACAGTACGCCGACCATCCAGCACATGACCTCTGGAGATATTGTCGGCCCCGCAAATGTTCTGGCCATGTACTTTGGGAGGCGGAAACACCGGAGTTCCAAGAAATGAGTCTAGAAGAACGATTTGTTAAGAGGCTCAATGAGATTGAGGACAAGCGCGTCTTGGACTATATCAACAAGCCTATTGAGCCGGGTCGGGTTAAGTATGTGCGTAGCTGGATACTGCCCAAGCGGTGGGGGGTAAGAATTTTGGAAGTGCTGAGGTTGCGCAAGACGGTGTATGAAGTTTCGCACCAGTTCGAGATACAGCCGAAAGAAGATGCCTGATATCCGTCCCGACAAACCAGTGTTGCCCATCCTGACCATCAACCTGGACTGGCGCGCTTACTTCCTCAAGTTCTGCGAGGAGCACGGCGACCCGGTTCCATTCGAGGGCCGGCTCTTGTTCCCCGATGGCTGGACCTACAGCGACCGTAGGTATGAAGGCCCTGAGTGGCCGCCACCGACCGACGAGGCGGAGTTGAGGCGCATCACTACGTGGTACTGGCGGCTGCGGAAAATCACGGTGAGAGCCGAGGCGGAGCGGATATTGAATATGGTGAAGTGGATCGATGAGAACCAGTACGGCCGTGGCGCGCCGCTTCAGCATAGGGTGCAGCCGGTGGACGACAATGGGCAACCGTTCGGGCCGTCCGTGCCTGCGGATGTTGACCCAACGGCACTACGGGAGAGGCTGAAGTTCCTGGACGACGATGTGGCGGAGTGCGAGGCGAAGATTAAGGAGATTGGCGATGGCAGTGGATGTACTGGAGCGCATGAAGAACGATCCGCATAATACGGCGCTGACAGAGAAGTTAGATCAGACAGTCGGCCGGTTTAACTTCTTGATCAGACCGCTGATTCGTAAGGTATCGGAGGGGCCTTTCTATACTGGCGCTGCTGCTTGCCTACAAGTGCTTATCGAGAGAATTTCGAGGGAAGAGTGCCCAGAGTCCATAGCGGTTGAGATAATGCGGATCACATGCGAGCTGGAACGGTGGGTGGAGAAAAAGTAGCAAGAGGGGATCTAGGAAGCGAAAGAGGTGATGGTAAGCCGAACTAGACTATCCACCAACGGCCACAACGGACACGGCCTATACGCGGGCCTCATGGACCCGCTCACGGCCAATATCGTCGCCAACCAATCCGAGCAAATCACGCTCCTCAACCGGGAGGTGTTCCGCCGCTTCTTCGATCCGCGCCGGAACATAGACGATGAGTGCGGCTACCCCGATATGGAGACGGGGATAGGCACCACGCTCATCGACCCGGACTACTACCGCAGACTATACGACCGCGAGCCAATCGCCTGCCGCGTGGTGCAATGCCTGCCCAAAGAGAGTTGGCAGGTTACGCCGCTGGTGTATGAGGATGAAGATCCAGAAAAGATAACTCCATTCGAGGAGGGGTGGGATGGACTCAGCAAGACACTCCGAGGGGCGCAGTCGTGGTATCAGGATGAAGAGGGCTCGCCGGTCTGGGAGCATCTTCGACGGGCTGACATTCTTTCTGGACTTGGGCATTATGGTGTTCTACTTATCGGTATCGACGATGGTCTTGCCTTCGATCAACCGGCAGACGGTGTTTCTGCTCTATCTCCGAGACTTACGGGCAACGCCAACGTAGACTCTCACATCAAGCACCTCTGCCGCTCCATCCCCAGCCCGGAGATAACCACCAATCGCAAGGGCGAGCTGTTCGTTGACATGAACCCGGACGAGGCGTGGCTCGCCGTAAACGGACTCACCAATCCCAACCGGCCAAGACGCCGGAAGCCCAAGGAAGACGACGACCAGGGCACGGCGGTTGCCGACGTGGAGCCGACGGTCAACCTCTTCAAGACCTCGGCCGCAGACCTCGGCAGCGACTTCTCCGATCAGCTTGGCATGCAGGGGACCGACGCGCAGTACACCGGAGTCCAGTTCGGGCCTTCGGAGTATCCAAGCGAGAAGCCGGCCGGTCAAGAGCGGAAACTCATCTACCTGCGTGCATTCGATGAATCCTTGGTCCAGGTGGTGCAGTATGAAGCCAATGCACGCAATCCCCGCTTCGGTATGCCGGTTATTTACCGCATTACTCTCAATGACCCTCGTGAGCAGCACAGTGGCATCGGACTACCTCTGGCTACGGTGCGCGTTCACTGGTCGAGGGTTATCCATCTCGCAGATAATCTCGGGTCAAGTGAGATCTTTGGCGTTCCGCGAATGCGCCCAGTGCTCAACGCGCTACTAGACATACGCAAGATCCGTGGTGGTGCCGCTGAGGGATACTGGAAAGCCTGCGTCACGGGCATAAGCCTGGAGACTCACCCTGAGCTTGGCGGGGATGTCAATATCCCCAAGCAAAACCTCCAGGACATGATCGAGAATTACCAGAACGGCCTCCAGCGGTTTCTGGTTCTCTCGGGCATGTCGGCCAAGACGATTGCCCCGACGGTCCCCGACCCGACACCGCATATCAACATTCAGATTGAGGCCATTTGCATTCAGTTGGGCATACCCATTCGGGTGTTTAAGGGAAGCGAACGCGGGGAGTTGGCATCGTCCCAGGACGACAGTAGCTGGAACGACCGCCTGCGCGAGCGGCAGCGTGGGTACATTACGCCGCGCATCATTGTGCCGTTCGTGGACCGGCTCATCAGCATGGGCGTGCTGCCGGAGCCCGAGGGGTATTCGATCGAATGGCCCGACCTCGATAGCTTGAGCGACAAGGACCGGGCTGGTATATTCCTCCAGCGCATGCAGGCGATCGGCGCTTACGTCTCCACAAATGCGGAATCTGTACTGCCCGTTAAGGACATGTGGACCAGAGAAGCAGGTTACGATGAGGAAGAGGCGGATGCCATCACCGATGCGGCCAAGGACGCCGAGGATACCATGACCATGCCTCCGCCTGGAGAGCTAGGGCATCCGGCAACGCCTAAGCCTCCGCCGGCACCGCCGATCATAGCGCCGCCAGGCGGGGGAATGCCAAAGCCTGGTCAGCCGCCACCTAAGCCGGGAGCGAAACCTAAGCTGGAGTAGTTCCTATGAAAATCATCGAGGCAACGATCATCGTAGAATCTGGCGCTGATGGCAGGGCGGCTGATGTAGCCCAGCACGTTCAGCATGCGCTGGGAGACCTGGCCGATAGCGTCTCCGTCAGTGTGCTAGCGAAGGGCGAGGGATACAGGTGGCAGGTGGTTTGCACTCCTAAGAAGCCTGAGACCGTGGCCGAGGCAGCCAAGAGAGGATTCAGGGGACCATGAAGCGGAGGTCACACAAATGAGAGCGGCCATTGGGATAGTTTTGACGACCCTGTGTCTTAGCATCTCCCCTGCTCAGCAGCCAAGGCCGTGCTGCCCGGAGGCTTCGCAATCTCCCTACGCGGGTGGAGGATGGACCTACGCCGAACAAGACCAGAGAAACGGTGTTCGCTTGGCTCCGCTTGGACCTGGAGCGCTTCGTTTTGGGTATGGTGGCGAGCAGCCCCGCTACCTTTTGCCGACCAACGATTTCACCTGGCGGCACATGGGCGAAGACCTATACTACCAGTACAGCCCTACCCGTGGCGTGGTGGCCGCTTACTACAGCAAGAGTAGTCGCTTCTACTGGCGGAGAGACGACCACTGGGAGCAAGACACGTCGGCACCGTGGGCAATGGCTCGCGTCAAAGACAAGGACTAAGAGAAATGAAATGCTTCTTCTGCCCCAAGCCGGCCGAGTGGAATGTCCAGCTGAGGGTGTACCACGCTCGCCCTCTGGACCCCAACAAGGAGCGTCCCTACTACCTGATGCTGGAGGGAGTGTGCAATCTCCATAAAAAGGATGTCAAGCTGGAGTACATTCTTGACAGCATGGATCTGCGGAGGCGGGTAGAGGGCCAGTTCTTTCTCGGTAAGGACAAGCCAGACTGGAGACGGAGCGAACTGCGCTGGGTGACGGTCAACAGCCCGGAGGCGCTTGAGGCGTTCCGAGGCGTCAAACAGTGGCTCAAAGATGATCTTGGCGATATTGAGGAGTTGCTGAGGAGCAGACAACGATGATTGGAGCATACGAAAACCTGCTTGATGAGTGGGCAAAGGCGACCCTGGCCGTGTTGTCATTCTTGGTTCTGTGCAACATCTCCGCCTATCTGCGGCAGATACGGGACCTGCTCAAGGACAAGAAATGAAAGTCCGACCCAAGAAGCGCCGACCGACGGCCAACGCCCTGACGGTGAACCCGTTTGTATCTGAAAAACAGCGCGCATGGATGCACGCCAACGATCCCGCTATGGCCAAGCGCTGGGAGGAGCACACTCCAAAGGGCAAGAAGCTCCCCAAGCGCAAACCGAACCGCATCGCCACAAACAAGCTGAAACTCCGCGCCAACAAAAAGGCCAAGAAGAAGCCGAGCGTCAAGGCATCGCGCCTTGATCCGACAAAAACTGTGACGATGCGCCGGGCGTTCTGTGCCAAGATCAAGCGGCAGTTTGCGCTCCTCAAGGGTAGGATCGTCAAGCTTTTGGTGGACGAGGACGCCTTCGGGCTGAAGGAGCGAGAGCCGTTTACGGTAAACCGCGATCTACGAGCGGCGATTGAGGCGGCAGCAAGTGAGGCCGACCCCGACCCATCACCCGAGCAGAAAGAGGCGGGCAACTACCGCAAGGGCCATGTCACGGTCCAGGGGCTTCCGATCACCATAGAGGTAGCGGCCGGCAACCTTCGCCGGGGCAAGAGCTACGTCCAGCGAATGGCCCACCACTACGGCTACATCAAGAGGACTGAGAGCGAGGCGGACGGTGACCATGTGGACGTGTTTCTAGGTCCGCACCCAGAGAGCGAGGTCGTGTTCATCATCGACCAGAAGCGGCAGGACGGTACGTTCGACGAGCACAAGTGCATGGTCGGCTTCACGAATGCGAAGGACGCCAAGAAAGCCTATCACGATAACTACTCGGAGGGCTGGACCGGGTTCGACGGGATGAAGGCCGTCACCATGTCGGCCTTCAAGCATTGGATAGGTGGCAGCGGAACAGGAATGCCAATCAGGGATCAAGTCATTCGGAATTGGAGCCCAGACCAGCCCCGCGACGAACACGGCAGATGGGGCGAAGGCGGCGAGTTCGGTTCTCTTGAAGGCGAAGGTAGGATCTCCTTCTCCGGCATGCTTACCGGCCTGAAGGCAGTAGGCACCGGCGCTGCCCATATCGAGCACCTTGCCAAGTCCTACGCAGCAGACGGCATTGGTAAAGCGGTATCAAGCCTGCCAGATCACTTACCCCACGCGGTGAATGCCACCTACGGCCCGCTAGCCTACGCCGGCAAGATGGGGATCTCTGCCGCGTTCGCAGTCTTCACGTCCACGCAGGCGCTCGCCGAGAGGACAGCGCGAGAGCGTGGCCATACTCCAGAGCAGGCCAAGCAACTCCGAGGGGTGCTCAGCAAGATCGACCTCGGCACATTCGAGGCGTTTAAGTTCAGCGCCATAGCAGGCGTCCATGCGGCCCATCTGCCCGCGCTAGTGACCGGGACTCTGCCTGTGGCCTCGGTGGGATATCTGGCGTATTCGACGGCCCGCGATCCGCTGGCCACAATCCGTGCTGCTACCGGGCTCGTCAAAGAGGCGGCCGGCAAGGTGAGCGGTGGTGTCAAGCGATACCTCATCCACAACTCGGAGCAAGAGAACGCTGCGACCGTGGCTATGGCGCTCGAGGCGCACGGGTTCAACGATTGGTACTACGCTCTCTTGTCGGCGGCATTGGACGAGACGGGCGGGGTGATGCAGGCTATTGACCTGGCGCACGACTTGTACGAGAAGCATCCGAAGCCGATGTTGACTACCAACGCCAGAGAGTTCAGAACCGTTGAGGTTCCCTTCCGCCACGTCGAAGGAACATACTCGCTGGTAGTCAACACCCGCTGGATGTTCCACGATCCCACCGACAAGGTGAAGGCATTCCAGGCGTGGCTCAAGCGGCAGACGTTCTCCCTCATCAGCAACGAAACCGAAGAGGAGCGCTGGAAGCGATACATCCAAGAAGGCTTCGCCAAAGGCGCCGGCAGAGCGTTTGACGATGTGCGAATGTCCAAGCTGGGCAAGGAGCATCCCGAGCTATTCACGGCTGAGGCGCAACAGTCGGTGAGCGACTTCTACCGGGGCACGCGCGAAGAGTTCCTGCGGTCGTCTTTCGCGCAGCCGGAGTCGATTGAGAAAGTGCGGCTTCTGGCTGACCGCACGTTCGATGAGCTGAAGAACGTGACGGAGGATATGTCGAATAAGTGCAGCAGAGCCCTCACAGATGGATTAGTGCAAGGAAAGCATCCCTTGGAGATTGCTGGCGACCTGGAGGACGAGGTTGGATTTTCGGAGGTGAGGGCGGAAGCGGTTGCACGCACGGAGATTATCCGAGCCCACGCCGAAGGGCAGCTTGACGCAATGGAAGACCTGGGAGTGCAAGAGGTCGGCGTAGCGGTCGAGTGGAGCACGGCAGGGGACGACCATGTGTGTTTTCCAGCGTGGACTCTGGTCGAGACGGAGGAAGGCGAAGTGCCGATCCAAGACATACTGGTCGGCATGAAAGTGAGGACAAGAGGCGGCTGGCGTGCGGTTCTCAAGACGTTCGTGAGAGACTACGAAGGACCGATGACGACCGTACTCACAGCGGTCGGCAGGAACACATCGACCGCCAATCACCCGTTCTGGACTTCGGAACAAGGATGGACAGCGGCCGGGAAACTTCGGTTAGAACAGACATTGCAGACGGTCGGAAATGAGCTTGCCGACATCCTTGGCATTATTAACTTCCGCTTCGGTGATTCGGTAGACGCGCCATCCCAAGCGGGAGAGGCACGTATTCTTCCTGGCGTCCCTCTCGGTGTTTCGATGCCAGTAGGTGCCGTCGGCCTCAATAGCGACCATCGTGTGTGGGAGCAAGAAGTCCACAGAGAACCGGCCGACTCGTGCCTCTTGGATGTAAGCGATGCCGAGCCTGTCAAGTGCGAGCCGTACCATTCGCTCAAGAGAGGTTTCATGGCGCGAGCGACGGTAGCAAGCGAACGAGCAAAAGCGCCTCTTGGTGTTGGATGGAACTCTCCTAAATTCAGTGCCGCAGGTGACGCACTTCTGGATAACTGGAGGACGGCGACACTCTTCGGAGCAATGTTTCCTCATATTGCCACGGCGTTTATCACAGCCGCCCAAAAGGATTCGCTTTCCGCAGGACCGGCACCGTCTGTATTCGCCTCCCTTGGTTTTGACCCGGCACTTGACCGAACAATATGCGTATCGGTCGGAAGTAGAGCCATTGACAGTGAAGGACTTACCGCAGCCGAGGCAGACCTTAGCGACCTCGTTTTGCCTAGAGGACTCGTAACAAGATCTGGAGCAGAAGCGCCGATCGCCTTTGACGATAGAACTAGCCCACCGATGGATCTTCTTCCCACAAATCGGGCAAGGATGTTCGGCACCATTGCGGCGGGCCAGCGAATAGCACCGATGGGAACAGAACCGGCGAGAGCAGGAGGCCTTTTGAGTCGCAGTATGACTCTTGAATGTCTTGCCGCACTGGTCGCAGACGAACTTAAAGCCACCCTCCCTCCTGCCTTTGAGGGAACACGCGAACGAGCAATAGCGCTTCTTCACTCCACGATAGAGTCCCTTAGTGCGTCGATAAAAACTTGTGCTGCAAGTGGGGCACGTGAACTCAAACGGCATTGTTATGCTCTCTTGACTGAAAGCGATGTAATAGGTCATTCACTGCTTGGTATTCCACTTCCAGTCTACAACATCCAGGTGGAAGATGAAGAGGAGTTTTACGCTAATGGTGTGCTTGTCCATAATTGCGAAGAATGTTCGCCGATGGAAGGGGTTGTGCTAAGCATCGATGATGCTCACGGAATGATCCCGGCGCACGTGAACTGTAGATGCGCATTTTTGCCGGCCAACGTGGGCGAAGACGACTCAGATCAAAAGCGAACCAAGGAAGACATTGAGGAAGCTGCCGAGAAGTCTGGAGCCAAGAGTCTAGATGACTTCGAGGCCAGCGATGCGCCGGAGGGAATCCTATGAACACCATCCCCTACTGCCGCCACTGCCGGAGACTACCCGGAACCGAGTCACGCGGCCTGTGCTGGCGCTGCTACCGGCGCGTTGAGATTCGCGTGCTGTATCCACGAGTCGCCAAGTCATGCAAAGGCGAACGATGCAACGACTACGGCGGGGAGATGAGCACGGTCCCTACGTGGCCGGTGAGAGCTATCCCTGGGACCGAAGCAAAGATCCGTGTACTGGAGGAGAGGGCTGCTAAACGTCAGCCGCTTTTCCATCATGACGACTTGCACTACTCGCAAGTGCCGGATGAGGAGCCGACCGATTAGCGCGAACGGATTCACGCCTACAGAAAGACTGATGCTCCAACTCCTCAGAGACGGCCGTCTCCACACCAAGGCCGACCTCCACGCCTGCCTACCAGACGACATGGGCCGACTAATCAACATTCGCCCACACCTCTCCAGTATCAGGCGCAAGCTACGTCCCAACGGTGAGACCATCGCAGTGGTAATCATTGATGGGTTCACCTACTACCAGCATGTCAAGGCGGTCGAGTAGCTCACTTCTCTCGTCTTAACCCCCGTAAATACTTTGGGCGTTGCTATGTCACCGTGCCCAATGCACGGTTACGTTTCATAGCAGATGGAGATTTTCTCGGTCAACCTGGCTGGCAAGGTACGGCGTGAAACTCTGAACGGCCGCAGCTTCCTTGTCGCCCCCATGTCTCTTCTGCCGCTGAACGGCGTGCTACACGGCAGCCAGGGGCCGCTGTTCTACCCAGAGCGCGAGACTCGCAACAGCTACAAGGCATGGGATTACATGCCCTTGGTGGTGTGGCATCCTACCGATTCTCAGGGTAGGCATGTCTCCGCGCGCGACCCCGGCATCATCCAGAACTGGGGCATCGGCTTTAACCGGAAGACGCACATCAACGGGAAGATGCTCAGCGAAGGCTGGTTCGATGAAGAGAAGACGCGACAGGTAGACAACAAGCTGGTGAATCGCGGCGTTGAGCCAATTCTGCCGCGCCTGCTCAAGAACAAGCCCATTGAACTATCGACCGGGCTCTTCACAGACAACGAAGCGGTGCCGGAAGGCACCACTCACAACGGCACCCCCTATGAGTTCACGGCGCGCAACTACCGCCCCGATCACATCGCCATACTTCCCGACCAGAAGGGCGCTTGTTCCAACGAGCAGGGTTGCGGGGTGATGGTGAACGGTGGTCCTGGGTCTGGGCCTCGTCCTAGTACGGCTACCAAACATGCCCATCAAGCAACGATGGAGGCAGATAGCCACAAGCTAGACAAAGCCAAGACGAACGTCGATGCCGAATACACCGCTCGCTCATCAACTCACGCGCTGATGGCTTCGGATAAGCAGCAGCATGGGTCTGCTAAAGCAGCCCACGAGGACACGGCCAAGCTCCATACGGCAGCAGCGGCTAGGGAAACCGAGATGGGCTACCCGGCGGCGGCAGCATTACACACCAAGGCGGCGGAACTTCACATGGCTGCTGCAAAAGCCCATAGTCCTGCCGTTAATGCCATGCCCAAGACTCTCCTCGAGCGCTTCATGGATTGGTTCAGCGTCAACGCCGGCAAGTACGGCAACCCTCAGCACCCAGAGACGGGGCAGTACATGGAACACGGGGCCGGAACAGGAAAGGGCGACGTGCATGAGGCCGCGAAGGATGGCTACGGAGGCTGGTACGGAGATGAGCACCCCGAGAAGCCTCTGGCACTAGATCAACAGTACGTCCCAGGCAATCCCAAGCCTCCTGCCGAGACCCACCATGAGACCGACCTCACGAACGACGAGTGGAACAAGATGAACGAAACCGCGCTCAAGGGCGGCAAAGCAAAGGATGCTCTGGAGGACAACTTCGCTGGTGGGGCTGGAGGTGGTAGCTCCGGAGCAACACTGGGCGGTGGCAGTGGTGGGGACATCAGCACTTTGAGCGCACACAACCAAGCACCACAGGGGATACCTATGGGACCGCCTAGTCAGTTCAATCCGCCCCCAGTGCCACCGGCGCACGACGCCAGCAAGCAAGCCGCTGGTGCATCGCTCATGGCAGAGCATCCCCCGGCGCGCGAGCCGGCGCTGGCAGCAGTGGACCATAGCAAGGAAGGCAATAGCAAGAAGGCGGCCAGCTTCCACACCAAGGCGGCCGAGGCCCATGAGGACGCGGCCACGGATGCACGCAAGAACAAAGACCCCAATACAGCGGACCAACACGATAACGCGGCAGCGCTTCACCGGAAGGCGGCGAGTCTGCATCAAGCGTCGATGATCGGAAATCAGGAACAGGAGACCACCATGCCTAACTTCGGAACAGTCGGATACAGCAGAGGGCAGGCGCTCCGGCTCCTGACCGCCAACTGCGCGTGCGAGCAGGACAAGCTCGCCTACAACCGGATGAGCGACGACGAACTCAAGCGCCTGCTCGGGGAAATCGCCAAGGCTCCGGTGGGCAATGCTAAGACCAACGTCATGACCGAGGAGAAGCCCGAGCAGGGGCAAGCCGTGGATGACGAGGGCAAGAAGCACAAGGAGATTGAGGACGAGTACGACGAGCAAGGGGTCAAGATCGAGAAAAAGGACGGGCCGAAGGGCAACTCCCGCGCGGTGATGAACGCCTGGTTCAACGACCCCAACGTACCGGCCCCGGTGAAGGAGGCGGCGAGGGAGAACCTGCGAGCCGTGCGTGAGCAGAAGATCAAACTCGTCACCAGGCTCATCACTAACGTCCGTCCCGAGGACCGCCAAGCCATCGGCAACCAATTCATGCAGAAGGACCTCAGCGAGCTGCGCCTGCTTGTGAGCCTGATCCCCACGGCCAATGAAGACTACCTCGACGAGAGCTATCCGGTCGCCAACTACGGCCTGGCTGCGGGTGGTCCCGGTTCCTACGGCCTGACTGAGAACGAGTCTGCCGACGTGCTCCCGCTGACGGCCGAGCACACGGGCGGCATCTATCGGCGGTCCATCCGCAACAAGTCGGGCAAGGACACGGCTGGTCAAGACGTGGGCGGTGAGGACGAGGAGCACGAGCCTGAGAAAGAGGCGATGTAAACCCCCTTGCCGTGAGGCTCGGGACTTATCCATACGGAACAGAGAAGAGGAGTCTAACTAATGGCAAGGGGTAATCGAATCGTTGTGTTCCCGGCCGACGCCCGAGGGAACTACGAGGAGGGGACGATCCTCGATACGTCCTCTCCAGGCACCATTATGGAGATCGACCCGACCATCGCTCTGTCGTCTGGCTCCGGCCGCTGGAGCTGGATCGCGGCCAACAGCGCCACGGACGGTCTCAACAAGGGCAGTGCGGTCTTGCGGGAGGATCTCCTGCAAGGTCTCTCGATGACCACGGCCTACGTCAGCGGTGCCCGGTGCTTCCTCTACCACCCCATACCGGGTGACGAACTCAACTGTCTGCTCGGCGAGGTGGCCGGCACGGGCAACACCTATGCCATAGGTGATGTGCTCATGCAGGATGCAGAGACAGGCATCCTTGTCCCTGCCAGTACCACGCCTGGACAGCCTTGGGCTATCTGCCTGGAGGTGCTGACTCAGGTGGCGGGGAGCAACTTGACCTGGGTGAAGAAACTGTAACCCCCTCTCGGAAGAGGGACTCGTGTAAGAGGCTTTTACTCAACGGAACACAGGAGAGGGAGGAAACAGAGATGCCCCTGCTCGACGGATTCGTCGCCAACCCGAAGATGGTTGACCACTACGGTCCAACCTGGAACCAGAACCAGTCCAGCGTCTTCAACCAGTTGCCGCAGGGCGGGAGTATGCCTGACCGTAACTGGTCGAGGCTCCGACGCCCCTTCCTCGACGACCGGGGGCGATCATGCGTGGCCATCACCGACCTGAAGGGCGGGTTCACCAGGAACGACAGCACTGGTGGCGAGCGCCGTCCCCTACTCCGCCGCTACCTAACGAACGACCTGCGGAACCAGGGCTACAACCTTCCGATGGTGACTAACGCCACCACTCTGCGGAAGGAGGACTGGATACAGCTCGACCGCCAGGTGGTGAGATCCGCCCGCCAGCGCCTGAAGGCATGGAACGACCTGCTTGAAGCCTCCAGCTTCGGCGGGTTCAACGCGATGGGCAAGATGACCCTCGAATACCAGGCCATGTCCGACCCCGGCGAGGCCGTGGTGGACATGGACGCTCGCACCGCTGGCCGGAACGATACACCACTCTTCATCCTCCGTTCGCTGCCCCTGCCGATTACCCACTCGGACTTCGGCTACAGCTCCCGCGAGCTGATGGTGTCCCGGAACAGCAACACCCCGCTTGACACGGTCATGGGTGAAGCTGCTGGCCGCCGGGTAGGTGAGATGATCGAGGACACGCTCATCGGCAACGTGACCGGCGTCACCTACGCCACGCAGACCGCCGGGCCTGGCACGCACACAGGCACCAGCACGGTCTACGGCTACACCAACTTCCCGCAGCGTTTGACCAAGACCAACATTACCTCTCCCGTAACGGGCGGCTGGGTGCCGGACACGACCCACAACGAAGTGCTGGCGGCCCTCGACCAGATTTACCTCCAGGGGTTCTATGGTCCGTTCGTCCTCTATCACTCGACGGACTGGACGCAGTACATGAACCGGGTCTACGCGGTCTCCGGCGGAAACAACCCCGGCGAGACCCTGCGTACGATGCTCCTCAAGAATCCGGACATTTTGGACGTTCGTCGCCTTGACCGCATGCTGGGTGTGGCGGCAACCTGGGCGGGTGTCGCCATCCCAGCGCACCTCTACACCTTCGTGATCGTGCAGATGACATCCGAGGTGGCACAGGCCATCAACGGCATGGACATCACCACGGTCCAGTGGGAGCAGAAGGGCGGACTGGAGCTGTGCTTTAAGTGCCTTTGCATTCAGGTGCCGCGTCTGAGGAGCGACTACAGCAGCAGAACCGGGATTTTGCATGCAACCACGGCCTAACACATACTGATACGTTCATATGAAGTGTTTCCACGCTTGCCGAATAAGGAGACCCACAGATGGCAGACGATAAGGCCGCAAAGACACCGGCGTTCAAGAACGGGGATGCGGTGAAGCTGACCGACAAGGAGCATCCACTCCATGAGGAGCTAAACACCGCTCCGCTGGCGGGAGACTGCACGGTCGAGTACAGCCGGGAAGTAGACGGCGAGCTGGTCTACTCCTGTATCAGCCCAGACGGAAAGCATTCTTTCAACGCCACCGAGGGGCAACTGACCGCAATACCGAAGGTGACGCCGGCGACTGGTCCGTCTCGGGCGGGACAGATGAACAAGCCGGCCAAGGCGAAGGAGCCACCCAAGCCGGCCAATCCGGGGTTCCCGAAGAAGTAGATGGGGTAGGCCGATGGCTCTGTTCAAACCTAGCGACATACTCAAGGTGATCGACACCAATCACCCCGATTATGCCGCGCTGACCTACAACCACGGCGGCGGCAATACACAGACCGGGGCCAAGTGCTACGTGGACAGCATCGCGACGGCATCGGTCAACAGCAAGTACAGGTGCATGAGCATAGACGGCAAGCACTCTTTCAGTGCCACTGAGACCCAGTTGGCAAAGTCCAGCTAGACAGGAGCAGCAGATGGCTACGGCGTACAAATCGAAGAAGCAGGCGGAGCAGGGCGGGCTCTTTCGGGTACTCATAGGTCTCCACTTCGGCAAGGGGCCGGATGGGTGCGAATGTCCCAACTGCGAGCAGACGGTGGACATAGCGGGCAAGCCCGTGCGAGGTACTAACCACGTCTATCGAGCCCGTACTCCACTCGACCCGCCGGACTACGACGGGGACTTGATCCAGTCGGACGTTGACATGGAGCAGCGGCACAACCACGGAGCCGGCAGCCGCAAGTTCGAGCGGGTACACGAGGGGCAGGGGCAGCAGTTCCAGAGCGCGCCCGAGCCCTATCCGCTGGAGAAGATGAACATTCCGCAACTCATCGCCCATGCAGAGGAAGAGGAGATCGACCTGAAGGGGGCCAGCAAGAAGGACGATATCCTCCGCATCCTGAAAACAGCGAGGCAACCTAGCCCGGCTGCGTAGACCAGCCCCCTTCTTAGTGACAGCTCGGTGGAGAAGCAGTATCTCGCCAGGCCCATAACCTGGAGAACCTGGGTGCAAATCCCAGCCGAGCCATTCTACTGATCGACTGGACAGCGGAGCCCGGCCGTGCCCAACGACAGCGCCAGAGACCACGTAGGTCTACGTGAGTTCAAGGACCTGGAGGCCGATGTCAAGATTCTCCGGGAGGCGCTCGAGTCCTCTGAAAACGCGAAGCGCCTTCAGGCTTCGGAGTACGAGAGGCGACTGAACGAGCTAAATCACGAGCACGCGCGGGCACAGCAGAATTTCGAGAAGTACGTCAGCCAAGACACCTGGAGGGAGCAGCAGAAGTCACTCACGGAAAAGGTTGACTTGGCTTTCGGCACGGCGCAGAAGTTGGAGTCGAGGGTGGCGAGTATGGAGGCAAGGACAGCAGGTCAGCAGTGGTTGGTGGGGTTGATGATTGCCGTGGGCACCTTGATAGTGGGAACCCTAGTTGCGTGGGCAGCGTTTTACCGGAAGGCTTAGCCAAGATTTGTGCAGTGCAGCACGATAGGTATGGTCAACAGGAAGCCAGGAAGGATTCGCCAAAGCCAGAACGATTCGCTGGTATCGGTAAGGGAGTACTTGGAGCACCGAGATGAGGCTATTCGGGAACGTATTGAACTGAGGCTGGACAGCAACGACAAGGCACTGGAGCTGCAAAGGAGAGAGACGGATAGGGTGGCCGGGATCGCGGACAAGAGGTACGAGGAGCTGCTGAAGTCTCATGTGGCACTGGCCACATCGGTAGCGGAGGTCAAGAGTAGGTTGGCAGCGTATGCGGCGGTACTGATGATAATCTTCAGCGCACTGACCATTGCTCTCCAGGTCTACAAGAAGTAGGTGAACCATGTCGGCTCTCATGCTAGCGCAGGCGGTTGGACCAATAGCGACCTGGGGTCTCATTCAATGGATCGTCGCTCTGATAATCATTTGTGGCATTATCGCCATCATGTACATCATCCTCGGTGTACTGGGCTATACCATTCCGCCTTGGGTTATTCGCATCTTCTGGATCTGTGTGGCCGTGGTGGTGGCCATCTTCGCGATCAAGTTCCTTGCCAGCCTGCTTTGACGCGCTAGGTTTCTCTGTTTAGGAGCAGCAACAATGTACTCGATCCTGTTACTAGCGATGACGGTCAGTGGGTGAGGCGGCGGCTCTTGCGGCGGGGGCGGTGCGTCCTCGATGGGCATGGGCGGCTTCGGTGGTGGCATGGGCTACATGCCCCAGATGCAGAGCTACCAGTACCAACAGGTGCAGTACCAGCCGTCCTTGAAGTGGGTCAAGCAGTCCAAGCACTGCTACTACCTCTACCGAGACGGGGCGCTTTATGCCTGCTGGTACGACAACTGCCCTAAGTTCGGAGGGTACTACGAGAGGAATGGAGATCAGTGGGGCGGGGAGAGGTATCCGCCGTGGGAGAAGTGATAGCCATAACCCCGACCTCGATAGGTCTGGCGGCTGCCGTATGCCTGATACCCGCACTGCTCCTGTTCGTGGCCCTGATCGGGTGGATAGATGGGTGGCTGATACGCAAGTGGGGGAACGAAGCGAGCATTAGCAGAGGGATGGAGAGGCTATGGAAAGCGTTCCCGTGGATACCAGCCGCCATGTTCCTCTTCATCGGTTTCCTGCTGGGCCTGCTGACCGGCCACTTCGGATGGCCACAGTCACCTATAGTCGGTGAGTAGTCATGATGTTTACCGGAGACTTTGTGTTCAGCCACAAGACTGATATGAGGGTGAGGCGCGATACGAGCAAGCCTCGACCAAAGAAGGTGAAGAAAAAAGTCAGGAAGGGAACCAAGAAGTGAAGGCCGTTTGGCTCTGTCCTAACTTGAACGCGAACGTCTCAGACCTCTTTGCCTACCCGGTGCAGTGGCCGCGCTCGAGGAACGCCACGAGCATCATCATGCTGGAGACGCCGGAGCTGGAGAACTGGGCGCAGGGTGCGAAGAATGCCTGGTCCGTTCTGGCGGCGGTCGGAGCGGTGGCCAAGCTGAAGGATTGGTCAATCAAGCTAGCGGTAAATGCTGGTGTCGTGAAGCCGCAGTACATGGCCAACCAGGTGCAAGCTGTCATGGATACGCAGGCCATGATCTCTCACGTCGAAAGTACCGGCGGAACGCTCGACTTTGTCTCGATGGACAGCCCGATATTCGACGGCCTCCAGTCGGGTCTGGACATCAACGCTACCGTGGGGAGGACTGCCGACTACGTTAAGGCAGTCAAGGCGTTCCGACCAGCGACTCAGGTAGGCTTAACATTTTCCTACCCGTCGCTGACGGCGGCTCAGCACGCGCAGGCGCTTGACGGACTCATTCAAGCAGGCGCTAAGCCCGACTTCTGCCACCTGGATATCGACTTCTCGGAGTTGGCCGGCGCGATCTACGCCGGAGCGCTGGCCCGAGACCTGCCTTTGCTCCGGTCAAATTGCATCGCTCGCAGCATCCCTTGCGGCGTCATCATGTGGCCGGGTGGACCAGCTACAGACAGCCAGGACTGGTGCGACAAAACTATCGCCAACGCGAAACAGATTCGCGATCTCATCGGAATGCCGGAGCATGTCGTAGTGGAGAGCTGGGACCAAGGGCCGGGCAGGAACCTGCCGCAAGTGCTTCCGGAAAAGGCACAGGGCACACAGACCAAGTGCCTAAACGACATCATGGAGTTGTTTCAGTGAGGCCATTGGTAGGAGCCTGGTACTTCAGCGGGTGGTGGCGGGCGTTCGGAGCGCCCCACTACTTCAACGGTGCCACAGACTGGCGGCTCAAGTTTCCATTGCGAGAGCCCCTCGTCGGCTGGTTCGATGACCTGCTGGCGATTATGGCCGCGCAGATAGGCCAAGCCGCAGACGCCGGACTCGACTTCCTCGCGTACGACTGGTACGCCACTCCGCGCGTCGAACACTTCCCCGGCACCATTGCGAACAGCAACAACGGGCTGAATTTCTTCCTGACCGCTCCGAACAAGTCGCGCCTCAAGTTCTGCCTCAACTATGTCTGTAGTCCGAACTACATCATTACAGACCCAGGCGTCTGGAGCACCACTTGCGACCTCTGGGCAAGCTACTTTGCCGATCCGCAGTACTTGCGTGTTGGCGGCAAGCCTGTGCTGATTATCGATTCGGCGGCTGACTTTCATTCTCAGTTAGGCGCTAACGCCAAGGTATTTTTGCAGGTGCTCAGAGATCGGGCTGGGCTGGGCAACGACTTGCTTCTGGGTGGCACGCTGTCCAATCCAGCCGACGTTCCCCAGGCGCTGGCAGATGGCTTTGATTTCGTGTGCGGCGATTACGCCAGCGTCGGGCATCTTCCGACAGAGACGGTGGCTATCGACTACGGCAGCCTACTCACTACGATTCCGCCGTATTGGGACAGCTTTGCTGCGACCGGGGCGAAGTACGTGCCTGTCGTGTGCGCCGGTTTTGACAGGCGCCCGCTCGACATTCCTCCGGAGGGTTACTTCGACGCCGTTACGCCGGAGAAGTACCGAGAACTGTTGCTCGCCGCCAAGAAGTTCATTGCCGGCAGTCCCAATATCGGGCTCGTCCTGAACTACGCATGGAACGAAATCGGCGAAGGTGGAATGCTCATCCCCACCAAGGCAAACGGGGATGAACTTGTTAGACAGGTAAAGGAAGTATTTGGCTAATGAATACGCTTTACACATTCGCCAGCCTGATCGGAAGCGCGGCCCTTGTCTTTGGCCTTGTGGGTTATGGGCAAAGCAAAGTCGGCGGAACTGACACGGCTTGGGGGCAGTTCTTTTTCTTCATGGGAATGGTTCTGTTCTCGGTTCTTTGTGCGTTTTCTGTCGTGTACTTCAACCAGGACGACTAGTGCTGCTCGCAATCGGAATTCTGTTTTGGTCGATGGCTTACGGTGGACTGGCCCTGATGGGCGTCGGCTGCTGGGTAATGGAAGTTTGCGAGGACATGACGCCCGGATGGTGGAGAGGGTTCGCGGTAGCGATGCTCGGCTACTTCTTCGCGGGAAGTTCGGCAATGGTTGGCATGCTCTGGATTCACCTGAAGGAGAAAGCGGACGAATGCGCTACACAGCCGCAATCCTGAGTCTCCTATTCGCGTCAGTGGCGATGGCCGGGCCGATAGACGCCGTTGTGCGCCTACCCGGCTTGGGGTGTTCCGCCACCGTCATCTACACCGACGCCCAGCACAGCTACCTTCTCGGATGCGCACATGGCTTCGATGGGCACAATACCAGTGCCCCGCTCAAGGTGGATTTCCCGGTCCCGCAGGGTTGGCCTGTGGGCACAAATCAACGGGCTTGGAAACGCCTGGTCTACCAAGACAAGAAACTGGACATCGCACTAATAGAGGTTCAGGGGCCATTTCCCTACGTGTGCCCTGTCGCTCCTCCTGGATATGTTCCAGGCCGAAACATAGTGTCTGTGGGGTATGACGAAATGCGTCTCCCCGTGACTACTCGCCGAGCCACGCTCCTTGGGTCGTCAGTGCCGATGGGTCGGGGGGTCGCCTCCGACCCATCCATTACTTTCACTCGGGAACCTCCGTGGCACGGGCGATCAGGCGGAAATTTACTTGACCTCGACACCGGACAGCTTATCGGCGTGTGTTCCGCTTATGCAGGGCCTCCGCGATTAGCGAAGCAGGAAGATCCTCGCGGCGGTCCCGGCATCTACTGCTCGGTGCGAGCCATTCAAGGCTTCCTTCAACGGTGCGGCTGGAATAGCGGACAGCAGCTACAGGCACAGCTCTATCAACCGCAGACCACTCCACCTAACCAGCCGCAGATCAATCAGTGGATATATGAGCATCAGCAGCAGCAACTACCGCCCAGTCAGGAGTACGGGGATGGATACTACCGATACGGCGATAGTGGAAACATTGACCTGTATCGTGGCAACAATTTCGATCTTGGGAACGGCGGTCCTGGTCCTGCTCCTACCCAGCCAAGTCCTGACCCGTTTCAGAAGTACCAGCAGACGCAGCCACGGCAGCGAATGATACGGGTGCAGCCGCAGAGAGGGTACAGCAACCCTCCGCAGCAGCAGTGCCCTACCTGAAGTGAAGAACGCTAACCGCCCCCGTGCGGGGTATTCAAGGAGATCCAGACATGGCAAAGGTGATCGAGTTCACTTCCGAGGGGAGCATCTCTCCGAAGTCAACGCCGGTGAGGGCCTCTACACCGCTCGGTGTGGAGAACAACGACGCCGTCGTGCATTCGGTGGTCTGGGATGACGGATCTCCGGACAGCCTGATTAACGCCGATGCCAACGGGCAGGACATAGCTCCCGATGACGGCGTGAGCTTCGACTTGACGGGAGTGCCTCCGGGAACGTGGACATTCCACGACGGGCACAACGCTGAGACCACCGGGCAGATTGTCGTGACGTGAACACTAACCGCCCCTATACGGGGCAGGAGAAGAGTATGAACCGCAAGTGGAGTCCGTGGTGGAGCTTCTTGACAGCCGGGTTCGTCGTGGCGTGCTTCCTGTACCTCGTGAGTTGCACCAGGGCGCAGCAACCGCCGAGGTACTACGTTCCGCATGCGCCGAGAATTGACACTAGCCCGGATAAGCCTGTGCCGGCGGTGAGGGAGAGCAGGGAGGTAGGCCAGTGCTGCCCCGACTGTCCATGCGGGCCGGGATGCACCTGTAAGGACTGCCAGTGCTGCGATGGCAAGAAGTGGCTGGAACAGGCTCGTAAGCAGCACGCCACGTGGCCGCCGCCAGCCGGTATCAACATGACCCACGGAGATACGGGCACCGTCCTGACCGTGCCGAGTGATATGTTCCCGCTGACGATACTGGTCGGGCCACCGACTATGAAGCCGACGCCGCCTGTCGTTCCGCCTCCGGTGGTGAATCCTAACCCTCCGGCTCCGGGACCGGGAACTAATCCGCCGGTGACTCCGCCGGCCGCTGGTGGCGCGCCTCCTTCCGGCCCATCGGCTGGAGGCATGAAGCCCCCGGTAAGCTGGCCTCCGCCCGCATGGGTGCAGAGGCAACTGGAGGGACGATAGTGGCGACCGATCCGACGCCAACCGTGGTAGAGACCCCTGCCGACGTGCAGACCTGGATCGGTGCCAAGACTGGCATACCGAGCGAGACCTGGCTGACGTTCCTCAAGGTGGGTATGAGCATCATGCTCTCGACCGGGATAGTGAAGCCGGCCGACGCCTCTACCCTCTACGGTGCCATCACTAACCTTGTCGTGGCAGCCATAGCGGTGGCGGCTTCTGCCTGGACTATCGTGAACTACACCAAGTCACGGACGTTACACAAGACGGCTGCCTTGAGCAACGTCCCAGCCACGGCCCAAGTAACGGTGAAGACATGAACGCACTAGCTCTGCTGATCGCCCTCTCGGTGCCTTGCACGACGAAGGTGGATGACCGTGACCATTGGCGTGGAGGCTTCAGCCTTGGAGTGGGCGGAGGATGGGGATACCGCCCCTACTATGCCCAGCCGTATTACGGCTATTACAACCCTTACCCCTACTACTACCCGTACCCGACGACTCCATACGTTGCTCCGGTTGCCCCGGTCGTCCCGGCACCAGCCCCGTACTACTACCCCGGCTACACCTACCCATACGGTTACAGCCCCGGAGTTGGGTTAAGCATCGGGTGGGGCGGACACAGGAGATAGATCCGAGTCACGGACTGAAGAGGCAGAAAGAAGGTTGACGTGATGAAGTGGCTGATTGTTCTACTATTTGCTTTGATCGGCGCGCCCGGAGTTGGGTTGCAGATTCTCATTCTTATGGCCGCTCGACAAGAGCCGGAAGTTCACAAGCTGGACAAAGATGGCGTCTCAGGTCCGGTCGAGATCAAGCCAGGCAAGAAGATCATCCTCCAGTCCAAGGACGGGAAGCACAAGGTAGAGATGACGTGCGAGCCGATCAAAAAAGTGCCTTTCCCTGACCCCATCCACGAAAGTGACCGGGAGCAAATAGACCTAGCCATTAAGCATGGCTCGCCTGGGTACGCCGATGCCGGGATCAGGACGGAGTACATTCTCGAGAAAGACGGGCGCACGACGTTGGTTGTCCATGCCGTGGCTGTCGTTCCCCACATGGAAGACAGGCGGACGGCAGAGAGAGAGGACTGGCATCAACCGCTGAATGAGAACGAAGAGCGGAAGCGCCAGCTAGTTGAACGGTGGGTCTGGCTGCTCGCAGCGAAGGAATGCCGTGCCTTCGGAGCGACGTGCAAGTATGGCGCGACTGGCTTCCATGATTACTACCGAAGCGGCTGCTCTGGATGGCACGGCCTCGCGTCCTGGCAATGGTGGTACATGCCCAACGGCATCTATGCCGACGCGATCTTAAAGCACAATTACGAGAAAGACGGGCATCCGCATCGATTCACGGACGAGCACACCGCTGCTGTAACACAGAACACAAAGGCCGACTTGGAGAAGTTCCCGAAGTGGGGATACAAACGCTCTCCTGTTCGAGCAGAGAAAATGCCAGACGGGAAGATAAGAACCTACTACTTGTTCGACGGAATGAATCCTGAACTGCCGGACAACCCATATGAAGACGAACGAAGAGCCAAAAATGAGGTGAGAAGATGAACAGCCTGATCCTACTGATGGCACTGTGCCAACCGGCGCAAGCGCCACCGACTTACCACCGAGTCTGCATCCTGCCCTGGCGCAACAGCGTGGAACGGAGGCTGGAGAGGCTGGAGGCAGGGGGCACACAGCCGGCTCCTGCCCCGGTTGCCCCGTATCAACCTCCACCGCCTGCACCCGCACCGCAGCCAATTATCATCCAGCAGCCGGCTCCTCAAGTAGCGCCTGCCCCCTACGTCGCCCCGTACATCCAAGGGCAACCCGGCGCCGGGCCGTGGGCTCCGCCGTACTACCCTCCGGCTGAAGGACCACCGCCCTATGTACCGCCTGCTATTGGCGCTCCCCCTTACGTGCCTCCTGCTATTGGTGCTCCTCCCTACGTTCCGCCTGCTGTGGGACCGCCTCCTTACGTACCGCCATCGATGGGAGCACCGCCCTACGTCCCGACGCCCATCGCCCCGGCACCGTACGTACCGCCGGCCATTGGAGCGCCCCCGGTGTTTCAGGTGCCGCAGTCGCCGATCATCCTCCACCCAGCACCGCCTATCGTAGTACCGCCTGCGGTGGGAGCGCCTCCATCTGCTCCGCCGTCCGTGGGGGCGCCGCCGCAGGCTTCTCCGCCGGCCGGGGGAGCGCCTCCCGGCATGATGCCACCGGCTGGCGGAGCACCGCCGAGTGCCGGTTCCACCGCTGCGCCCGTCGGGTACATGAGTTATTCAAAGTGGAAGACAAGTTGGACCAATGCGATCTATCACGTGAGGTGAGTAATGCCTTGGTGGGGTTGGGTATTGGCATACGTCTTCTGCGCCGGCCTGATGGCCTGCTCGTGGATATCCCACCTCGGTAGGCCGGGAAGTAGCCTTACGAAGTGGAACTGGGGATGGACGGCCATAACCGTGTTCACGATCGCATTCTGGCCGTGCGTTCTAGTCTCCAAATTCTTCTATGCAATGAACCCTGAGAACTGGTTTCCTCCGCTAGACGAAGAGGAGGAAACCGAAGCGTCAGCTACTAATCAAGAACCCGAACTAGGAGCACCGAACTAATGTCTTCACCCGTATCAGCCCCTCCCGCTACTCCGCCCGTGGCAGTGCCTAGCGGGAACGACTTCCAATCGACCGTCGTTGACCTGCTCGGTCAGTTGATTGCTGCGGTTCTCGCCTGCGCCGAGAATCTACGCCTTGGACCCGTGCCAGGCGGTACTCCATTCGACAAGACAACAATGGCCTACAAGGATATCAACCTTGAGACCTCGGTTTCGTTCAAAGAGTACTACGGTTTCGTCATTGCCGGCAACCACCCGGCTGGACTGATCGATCCGCAGTGGGCGGGCGGCTTTCCGCTGTGGCCGATCTTCGTCTCCTCGGGTGGCGTATCCGGCGGCACTGGAAGCGCCCTTGCCCCGATCAAGCAAGCACTATCCAGCGTGCCGACCTCGCAGGTGCAATCGTTCCTCGGCGGCCTGCCTGCTGCTCTGGCTCCGCTACTCGCCAGCAACCCGGCAATGGCGGCGGCGATTCCCCTGCTACTGCCATTGATCGGCAGCCTTGTAGGTGGGATCGGTGCAGCGGCTCCGGCCGGCTCTGCCGCTGCACCGACCGGCCCATGATAACGGTGCTCACATTGAGGCAGCCATCATAGTAGCTGTCGCCGTCATCATCCTTGGATTCCTAGCGTGGGTCTGGGTTGATGACGGTAGGCACAACCCCTGGAAGGCACGAGACTGATGCGACAGGTGTTGCTAGTCAACCAATCGACGGTGGTGAGCGAAACGGACTTCCAGGCTGCCGCCAATGCCGTCCAGACGCAGGTGGCGCGGGACATTGCGCCCACCTGGAACATTCCGGCAAAGTTGTGGAAGGACACAAAGGTCACGCCGGGATACGAGATTGTCTTCATACTGGACAACTCAGACCAGGCTGGTGCGGAAGGCTATCACACCCGAGACGCGCAGGGTGCAACGGTTAGCTACGTTTTCGCGAAAACCTCTGGCATTGCGTGGCCGGAAGTCCTCAGCCACGAAGTTGGTGAATCGCTCATCAACCCCTACGTAACAGACCTTGCCGAAGGCCCATACCTCTCTGGACGCGCCATCTGGCCGCATGAAATCGGCGACATGCTTGAGGGGACTGGGTACGAGATCGACGGCGTTCCTGTCGCTAATTTCGCTCTTCCTAAATGGTTTGAGGAAGAACAGACGGCGGGGCCTTTCGATTTCCGTGGGGTACTATCGAAACCGTTCACGCTGGCCCCTACTGGTTATGCCTCGATCGAAACGGCGATCGGCACGTCTACCGACGTTTGGGGAGCCGACGCAAAACCGGGTGGCGGCAAAGAGGCGCAGGCGGGGGCATATTCCAGGCTAACAGCATACCGAAAGGCGAGAGCTTCTATTTCCCCGGGCTTCGGCTCCGTAAGCAGCAATCTCAACTACATCATCCGGTTGCTCAACCAGCAGTCTAGGGCGATCGCCGCCATAGCGACATCTATCAACGACCCAAACAATGATCCGCAGGCGCTTGTTGATGCCACGAACCAACTCAGGGCGTCTGGTGACGCCCTGGAAGCATCCGTTAAAGCCAACCAACCCAAGTAAGGAGCACGAACTATGTCAGCACCTCCGACTGATCCCCTTGCCGCCCTGTCCGCTCAGGTGGCCCAAAATGTCACTGTCGAAGGGTCCGCCGTCCAGTTCATCAACAACTTGGCCGCTCAACTCGCCGCCGCTGGGACGAACCCGACAAAACTAGCAGCGATTGTAACGGCGCTGCAAACGTCGCAGGCCGCTCTCGCGGCAGACATTGCCGCCAACACGCCGGCCGCTCCGGTGACTCCTCCGGCGGGAGGGGCCAAGAAGAAGCCGTAGACAAACGAGCGGGGTGGTCTGGCTGTTGCTGGTCCAGACGGAAGGGCCGCACTGGGGCTTAGATCCCCCCTCATGCTGCTCCGACGCCACCCCGCTCATTTCTTTCCAAAGGGACGACCATGAGCCGCACAACTCCGGGGCAAGTCCAGACGCTCCTTGCCGGCGACTACGACGGCGTGACCGATCTTCAACAGCATTGCGATAGCGCCTCTGCCACGGTGGACGACTTGGTAGCGCAGGCTCAGAACGTTCGTGGCATCACCATGTTGGCCAGCCGGCTGGAGTTGATCGAGCGGAACCTAGCGGCGCACGACTACGTGATGACCGATCAGGCGTACCAGAGCAAGACCACACAGGGGGCGTCGGCGCAGTTTCAGGGCAAGACGGATATGTACCTTGAGGGCAGCAAGTACGGCATGAAGGCGATGCGGCTAGATACCAGCGGATGCCTGCAAGCGCTGTTTGCCGACGACAAGAGGAAGGTATGTCAGGGCATTTGGTTAGGGCGCCCGCCTAGCCAACAAACGCCATACGACCAAAGGAGCTAGTGGCATGTCAGTGACTGAGCAGTGGAGGCCGGTTGTCGGATTCGAGGGCTACGACGTGTCTAACATAGGGAGAGTACGAAGTTGGCGTCCAGGGCGTCGAACTGTTGGATGGTTGCCGTTCCCACGACTTCTTCATCCTCGCGCAAAGAACGGGTATCCGGCTGTGACTCTTGGGAGGGGCAAACTTCCAGAAATTACGAAGTATGTCCACACCTTAGTCCTAGAAGCATTCGTTGGACCGCGTCCAAAGGGAATGGAAACAAGGCATGGTCCTGGCGGTAGGTGGGATAGCTCGCTGAGCAACATCTCTTGGGGCACACACCGAGACAACATGACTATAGATTTTGCAAGGGACGGTATAGTACGGTCAAGGCTGGTGAGAACAATCTCCGACGAGGCCGCCAGAGAACTTAGGAGACGATTAACCGGTGGCGAGTCGGTAACTCGCGTGTCCAGGGAGGTCGGGATTTCTGTAAGGACGTTGTATCGGATCAAGAACGGGGAAGTGTACGCCGACCTGTGGAAAGACCACGACGTAGAGACTCAATGAATGCCAGCCCCAGAAGTCCATGACCTATCCGTCCCCGGAGGCCAGACGGCGGTACTGCTCCCGGTGCTCATAGCCGAGGGCATAGTCCTTACCAACGCCTATGGGGAGCCGGAGGTGGGACCACCCCAGCAGATACCCGTCAGGTGGAAATACGTCAAGAAGGAGATCACGACCAGAGACGGAGACGTGGTGAACATCGACGCCGAGGTAGTGGTGGGACTGACGATACTCTCAGGAAGCCTCATGTGGCTCGGCAAGCTCTCGGACTGGCTGGGTACAGGCTCCTCAACTCTGAGCAAGGAGCCGGAGCTTATGGAGGTGGTGAGTTACTACAACACCCCAGACGTGAAGATGCGCGTCATACGGCGGACGGTGCAACTGAAGAGGTATCGAGGAACTAAGGCGCAGGCGTACACGTAATGGCCGAGATCCAGAGACTGCAAAGTCTGGTCAGCAAGCTGCGAGCAAAGGCGGCGCAGGCTCGCAAGGACAGTGATGTGAGCGTGACCGTTGGCTTCACCGCTGCGTACGCCATCTTCGTCCACGAGAACATGGAGATGAAGTGGGAGGGGATGCCGAGAAAGAGTGGACTCGGGGTCTACTGGGGTCCGCACGGCAGCAGCAAGTTCTTAGAGAAGCCTATGCGGGAGATGTCGAATGATGGCACCTTCAGCAAGATCCTAACCACGGCGCTAAGGGCGGGGAAGACTCTAGGGCAGGCATTGCTGTTGTGCGGTTTACGGCTTCAACGAGAAAGCCAGCAGCGAACGCCAATCGAGTTCGGAAATTTACGCGCCAGCGCGTTCACCAGGCTGGAGTGAGACTTGCACTGCTACGAGCGGAAGAAACTGGAGTATCTGAGGCAACTCCGAGACCCGAAGGAACTGCGCTTCCAGAGACGGCAGCTTGGGGCTCGTGACCTCAAGAAGCTGGACTACCTGAGACAGTTCAGTGACGATGAGGTCATACGCATCATCCTCTCGGTGCCGAGGCACCACGCCTTTTCCAATATATTCGCCATCATCACTGGGACCAGCTTCGTCTTGCCAAGTGACTGGAACAATGCCGACAACATTGTTGAGGCTGTTGGAGGCGGTGCTGGAGGAGGTAAAGGACAATCTGGTACGGGCAGCCCTGGAGGAGGTGGAGGTGGAGGGGCGTTTGCCAAACTCACCAATGCTACTTTGGGCGCAGCTGGAGGAACGGTCACGATTGGGTTTGGAATTGCCACGGACACCAAGATAACAAACACGAGTTCTACCAACATAGTGGTTGCCAAGGCTGGCGTTGCTGGTGCAACTGGTGCTGCCGGTGGTGCTGGCGGAGCTGGAGGAGCTGCCGCAAGCTGCACGCCAAGCGCGAACGCTTTCAACGGTGGCACTGGAAGTAACGGGCCGGGTGCTGGTGGTGGCGGTGGTGGTGGTGGGGCAGCCGGACCTAGCGGTGCAGGAGCGAGCAGCACGTTGTCCCAGACTGGCGGGACTGGAGACAACGCGATTGGAGGAACTGGTGGTGGAGTTGGAGCTGGTGGTGGCAGCGGAACTGAATTAACTACTACCTCTGCGCCAACTGGAGCTGTTGCCTCCGGAACGATACTTGGCTCTGGTGGTGGTGGTGGTGGTGGAGCAAACGCCGTTAGTGCGGGTGGGGCTGGAGGCAGTTACGGAGCCGGTGGTGGTGGCGGAGGCAACGGAAGCCTGAATGGTGGTGTAGGAGTATCAGGTTTGATCGTTATCCTCTACAACCCGGTTTCCAGCGGAGTCATCGTGCCGATCTACCAGCTATGCGCCGACAACGAGTGGTGATGTGCCCTACAAGAATACGGCGGTAACTGTGTGCTACTTGGCCTGGGACGCCGTGAATAATGTTGGCAAGACCGGAGACGGTGCCAACCACACTATCCGAGGGGTCGGAGACGGTACGGAGTTCACCCCGGCTGCCCCAAATGTGACCGAGATAGACAGTACCAACTGCAAGGGGCTGTATAAGGCCACGTTCGCTGCTGGAGAGAACAACTACTCATGCGTGACCCTCCACGGCAAGAGTTCGACGGCTGGCATCTCCATCATCCCTAGGCACTGGTTCAACGAGACAAATGCCGATGTAGAGCAGTGGAACGCTCATGCGGTCGTGGCTCCCAACGTCAATGGCATCCCGCTGGTAGACCTGAAGTACACTCTCGGCACTCTATCGGCAGGGGTAGCAGGATACGTTGGGATAGACTGGAGCCATGTGAACGCTCCCACCACCACGGTGGGGCTGACCGGAACCACGATCGCAACTACCCAGCAGGTGGATGTGAATACGATCAAGACCCAGACCGTGACCTGCGGAGCCGGAGTGACCGTGGGGGCATTTGTGGGCAATGCCACGGCCGCCTTATCGGTTGATGCCAGCGGTCGAATAGACCTCGGCAAGATACTCGGCACGGCCTCTGCTGGAGCAGCGGGGTACGTCGGCGTAGATTGGGCACACATCAATGCCCCTACTACTACTGTTGACTTGACCGGGACGACGATCAAGAACTTGGACGGTAACACAGTTCAGACCGGGGATGCCTACATTCGGGCAGGAACCATAATCACCACCTTGGGCGCTCCGGTAACAACCATAGCCGGTGACATAGCAGAGGTCGAAGGAGAGACGGACAGCATCATCGCCTCTCTAGCAGGAGTAGTCACTGCAAACGTCACGCAATGGGCTGGTACGAACGTGGCAGCTACCAACACGGCCGGAGTCCCGGTCGTGGATACCCGTGAGATCATGCGGGTGAACACGGCGCAGGCTACGGGCAACAGTACCACGACGATAAAGCTGGATGCGGGGGCATCGGCCTCAGACAACTTCTACGTCAACTACAGCATACAGATCATCTCCGGAACTGGAGCTCCAGAGGCAGGGGTGTGCGTCGGCTACGTTGGCAGCACGAAGATCGCCACCATCTACCCAGCATGGCCAACGGCTCCGGACAATACCTCGGTGTTCCTCATCCGACCAGTTCAGGTCGATACGGTAGCGTGGCTCGGGGCTGGCATCGCCACCCCGGACGTAGGTGGATACCCGAAGATAAGCGCCCTCGACTCACAGTCCATGCACAACGGGCTGGCGCAGGCGGGTGGGACCAGCACCATCACCCTAGCTGCCAGCGAGAGCGGGCCGGACAGCTACTACCGGTTCACTCGCATACGGATATGGCAGGGAGCAGGAATCGGTCAAGCGAGAAACATCATAGGCTACGTCAACGCCACCAAGGTAGCCACGGTAGACCGCCCGTGGGTTATAGCCGTGGACAGCACCTCTAGGTACTCCATAGAGTCGGCCGATGAGCCCCTGCTGGATGCCAACGGCTATGTGACGGTGAAGGGGGTACATCCTCAGAAGAATGTGGCACTGCCTAACTTCGAGTTCGTGATGGTGGACGCTCGCGGGGTCGGCATACCGCTGCTTGCGATAACAGTAACTAGGTCAAAGGACGGAGGGGCGTATGCCGCTGCCGACAATGCCCCGACGGAAGTAGGCGGAGGAACCTACGTTATAAACCTCACAGCCAACGACCTGAACGCCGGAGTGGTGACTTTTCACTTCACCGCCTCGGGAGCCGCCGACAAGTGGATAACGATGGTGACACAGTCGTGAGCATACTAACTGTGGAATGCAAGGCCGGCTGGTTGGTTAAGTGCAAGGGTTGTGGCCGAGAGCACATTATCCCGACTAAGAACCAGTTGCCACAACACAACTGGACATTCGACGGAAACGTAGAGAGCCCCACGTTCAGGCCGTCGATTAATGAGACATGCAATGATCCAAGCATGAAGGGGTACAGCCCGCAGGCCAAGAGAAGCTGCTGCCATTTCACGGTAACGAAAGGCAAGATCATGTACCACGGAGGGACGAGTCACGAACTGATAGGCAAACAGTTGGATCTAGAGCCGTTTACTGAGCTTGAGATCAGAGCCCGTGGGCTTGGACCGGACTACTAAATCATGATCGTCAACTGGGCGTCTTCTGGGCAGGACTTAGTAATCACCGACGTGTGGGTGACGCCGGACGGCCTGTCGGTAGTCCAGCCCAGCGTGCCGAGGCTGTTCGGCGGGTACGTCCACTTTCCAGGGCTTAAGGATGGGGACATCTTCTCACCGGGCATACAGGACGGTTCTGTGTACGCTCCGGGGCTGATACAGGGATCGGTTTATGAGCCCGGATTGCAGACGGGCTACGCCTACGCTCCGGGGCTCTACTCCGGAACCATCTTCTCGCCTGGGCTGCGGTCGGGCTGGGTGTACGAGCCGGGTCTGTCACGGGGGTGGGTATTCTCTCCAGGGATACAGCAGGGCAACGTCTTGGGGTAGTGGATGGCGAGCAAGAGCTTTGTCGTGTCTGGTAGCTGCGACCAAGGGGGAAGCTGTACCCTCTACGGGCGCATCACCTCCCGAGACGGCACAGGCACAGCAGGCAATCCGGGCGAGGGGTATGCACTTAAGAAGGCGGATGTGGCGACGATGGTGTTGAGCATTGCCAGCACGAACGACATCCCGAACCAACTGGTAGATGTGCCGGCTCCGGTTCTCACCCCGGCTGCCACGATGTTCGATACGCTCCAGACCAGCACGAACGATCCGGCCTATGGGGGCGACAGGACGGGGTTCAACTTCCGTTGGGACGTACCGGCGGGGATCACGATACGGGGAGGGCGCACGTATCTATTCCAGGTGATAGTAACCACCGTGGGCGGCAAGGTTGGCTACTGCAACTGGAGCGTGACCACCAACCCCACGCGCATGCCGCCGCAGGGACAGTAGAGATGGACCCGATACTCAAGGATCTAGTGTGGTTCATAGCAGGGTCTATCAGTACTTGGCTCCTGGTATTTCTTCATGATTTCACCCGCATGGAGAGTGCTATGCGAGAGGAAGATAGGAATGAGTTGGAAGCATTAAGACGGAAGCATAATCAGGAGCGACCAGACGACTTGAGGGTTAAGAAAAGCACTCGCACTATGCTTGACCTACGAGAAGACTAGAGATGGCAGGACTGCTACTACACTCCCCGGCCGATATCATTGCCCGGCTGCTCATAGCTCTTGGCCAGGGTGTAGCCACCGGCAGCGGTGCTCCGTGGCAGGTACAGGCAGACGCGGAGCCTTCGAGCCCGGACGACACGATCACGGTCTACAACGAACTTGGGAACATAGACGCTCGGTCGATGCTGGACGGTGAGTACATGGAGCACGAGGGATTCCAGGTGCGGGTGAGGGCGACGGACTCAAAGATCGGGTTCAAGAAGATCCGGTCCATAGCCGACCAGCTGGCCAAGCACGTACACGTCGCCACCGTGGTAATAGATGCCAGCACTTACCTCATATACAACTGCTGTCTCAAGGGCAACGTGATACCGCTGGGGAGGCAGCCCGGAACCAAGAGATTCTTGTTCACGCTAAACGGAACTGTAGCGCTGAGAGAGGTATCGTAACCGAGGAACAGAGGAGAGAAGAATGGCAGCACCAACCATCACTGCCCGGTCCCTGCCTAGCCCTGCCAGTGGGAAGATGCCGGACGGGTTCCCGACGACCATCGCCTTTGCCGCAAACGCGGCTATCCAGTTCTGGGAGGTGACGACCCAGCCACCCGGAATAGACGGCGGTGAGCCGATCAACAACACGACCATGCTCAACATCCTCTGGCGCACCATGCGGGCAAGGAAGCTAAAGACCTTGACCCCGATCAAGGTGACGGCCGCCTACGATCCGGACGCCTTCAACAGCGCGACCAATCTGGTCACGATGATTAACCACGAGGACTCGGTCACCGTCCACTTCCCGACCAACGACACCGTGGCGTTCTACGGGTACTTGCAGAAGGCGGAGCCGGCGGAGCACAAGGAAGGGGAGATGCCACTCTTGACCATCACCGTAGTCCCGACAAACTGGGATCCTGCAAACAACGTCGAGGCCGGGCCGCTCTACACGTCGGCAGCCGGCACGTAGTGATAAGGGGGGAATCATTTCTAAGGAGCAGCAATGGCAGAAGCAGTAGTCACAGACGGATACATGAACTTCGACGATCTTGCCCCGCAGGAGTTCAAGTTCACCCACCAACGGCGTGAGTACATACTCCGCGAGCCTACCGAAGCCGGCGTCATAGCCTACCGCAACACCATGACCAAGGGAGTCAAGTTAGACGCCAACACCAAGCCGCTGGGAGTGCCGGACAACATCCATGAGGCCGACTCCTTGCTCCTCTCCTATTGCGTGTTCGAGGCAGCGGGGAAGCAGGTGCAGGTATCGCTAGAGGATCTGCGCAGCAAGTGGCCTAGCCGGGTGGTGAAGCCACTTGCCAAGCGAGCGAAGGAAATGGGCGGGCTGGAGGAGCAGGTCACCGTCACCTCGCTCAGTAGGCAGATAGGGGAGCTGCAAAAGAAGCGGAACGAGATAGCCGACAACGGCACGGTCGAGGACGGGGTAAAAAACTCGTCGAGCGCTACGGTGGACACCTCCGCCTAGCGCACGAGCTGAGGAAGAGCCTGAACGACCTATTGGGCTGGCCCGGCCCTCTGACCCACCGGCAATACATGGTTTGGATCGAGTGGCTGAGGCAGGAGGCGGAGAGGTTGAGTAGCCAGTACGGGTCGGCGGCTAGGTCCCGTAGGAAGCCGAAGACGTTACAAGAGGCAGACCTGTGGGCCAAGATGAAGTGGCTGCCAGCAGTAGGGTATGAACCTCCGGGAAATGGCGATGAACCATCACGTAGCTAACAGTCTATTCTTCACAATCAGGAGCCTAGTCTTGCATTCCCGACAGGTTACTCCACCCTTCCGTTTTCTCACCGAGACTTTATTGCCGCACCTCGGGCAATCGCCGTGGCGGGAGTAGTGAAAGAGGCTTATCGGAATGGCCAGCACCGCAAACGCGATCATGAACGGAGCGATGGGAAGGCACAGCGTCAGACCCAGAGCTACCAGGACTACCGCCAGCACTATCCCCGTTGCCAGGCGGGATAAAAGTCCGTCGGGATGCAGTTTTGTGCCGAGTGGAACTGCGGACATGATTTCTGCTCCTTTCGACAAGGCGCCGCGCCTTGGGAGCCGGCTTGTCGTCCGAACCCCCGCAGCGCGGCAAAGGGGTTTAAGGCACCGTTATTGTCCGCTTCTTGCTAACCGTTGGCAAGGGTAACCGACATGGCTGGCGGGGCAGAGACAGAACTTGAGGCCATCGTGGTCCGGCTCCTCGGCGACGGGTCTGAGTATCAGAAGATGCTCACCGACGCCGTGACCGAGACGCAGCATTCTGCCCACCAAGTGGAGGAGGCGGCCCATCAAATCGATGGGCACTCCAACAGCCTGAAGGGGTTCGCTCACTCCGCTCTCGGAGCGCTGGAGTTGCTTGGGGCTGGCGAGTGGTTCAAGGAGGCGTTCGGAGCCTTTGGAGAGTTCGAGAAGAGCACCATACGGCTGACCGCTGCCATAGAGTCTAACGGCCACGCAGTAGAGCCACTGCTAGCCCGCTACAAGGAGTTCGGCAAGGAGGTGGCCGAGCACAGCCTAGTCACCAAGGGGGCTACCCGGTCCATGCTGGAGCAGGCCGAGGTGATGGGCTTCAGCGGAGACGCAGCGGAGAGGGTAGTGAAGAACGCCATCGGGCTAGCCAAGGGAAATGAGGAGCTGTCTCGCACCTACATCCGGGTAACGGCAGCGCTGGAGCAGGGTAATGTCCAATTGCTGAGGAGAATACCTGGACTCCGTGGGATCAAGGACGAGTCGGAGCTGGTGGCCAAGGCGCAACACCTCATCGCCAGTGGGCTGAAGGTGGCTGAGGCAGAGACAGAGAGCAGCGTCGGCAAGATCGAGCACCTAAAACACTCTTTCCACGCACTCTTCATCGATCTTGGTGGTGCCGTGGCGACGGTCTTCAACCCGGTAGTCACCGGACTCAAGATGGCGGTGGACTGGTTCGGCTCGCTGGACAAGGTAACGAAGGTAGTGACTCTTGGCCTCCCAGCTCTACTCCTAGGTCTCCACGGGCTCGGGCCGACGCTGGCTATAGTCAAGACGGTTATTACTCCTGTGCTCATGGCCTTCAGTGGTTGGGGAGCCGTGATCGGAGTAGCGGTGGGAGCGATAGCTCTACTAGTCAACCGCCTAGGGGGGATGACAGCAGTCTGGAACAAGATAAAGGAAGTGGGGTTAGCCGCTTGGGACTACGTGAAGGAGAAGGCTGGCGAGTTCTGGGAGTGGTTCGCTCCAATAGCGGATGAGATAGGGCAGGTGGGATCGGCTGCATGGGTTGCCATCAAGGAAGCTGCCTCCGCATTCTGGGATTGGCTGAAGGACGTGTGGGAGGCCATCAAGACGACAGCGAAGGAGACATGGGACAGCATAGGACTCTCCGCCTCGGTCAATTGGTCCAAGATCAAGTCGGATGTACTACTGGCACTATGGGCCATCGAGTTCGGCTTCAAGAACCTCAAGTTGACGGCACAGGTAGCCTGGACGCAGATAGGCATATGGACCTCGCAAGTTATTGATTTGATGACAACCGCTTGGAATAAATACTGGTCCTTTGTCGTTGGATACTGGGCTGCACTCTACGCCGGCGCGTTAGCGACTTGGAACAATATCAAAATACTCTTCGGTGGAGAGGGGGAATGGCAGGACATCGGCACTAGGGTAGCTATAGCTTTCAGTGATGCGTTTGAGAACACGATGAAGAGAATGGGTGGAGAAGGAGAAAGCGAGTACACCAAGCAGCTCAAGAAGCAGTACGCCGACCTGGGTGGAGAGCTGAGAGAAAGCTTCGATGCGTTCCGCAAGCGAAAGGAGGAGGAGTTAGGCAAAGGTGGTGGCGTAGTGCCAAGCGAGAAGGAGAAGAAGGAGGGCGAGAAGAAGTGGAGCGATACTGGTGGCATCCTCGGGGGGGCATTCGGCAAGGGTGTCCATGAAGGCATGAAGAAGGTAGACGCCGCCCTGTTCGGCTCCAGCGAGGCGCTTACCCATATCCAAGAGTATGCGGCTAGTTTCAACGCCCCGGCCAAGAAGACCGAGACCCAAAGTGCTGGAGGGCAGAAGGACCCAGCAGCAGAGGCGATAGAGGATGCCTCGGAGACTCAGGTAGCAGTCCTCAACAAGATCGCCACCAACACAGCTATGGCAGCAAACAAGGGCGGTGGTCCCAGCATAGTTCTAGCCACTGCCAACCTGAGCGGGAGCATCGCGTGACCTGCATACTTCTAGGCCCGGCGAAGTGGTCCGCTACTCGGAGCGAGATAGGCCACCGCACCTACAAGCTCACGCAGAAAGTGCAGTGCGATACCTTCGACGGCCCGGCCAACGTCATGCAGACTCCTGGCTTGCCCATCCCCGGAAACTTCTGGTTCTACGCGCAGGACATCGACATCTACGCTTTCTGCAAGTTCGACATGGAAGTAGTCCCAGCGGTGGATGATGAGCGCAACACCCAGTTCGAGGTGACGAACACATTCACGACGCAACCGTGGTGGAAGTTCTGCCCCGAGCAGGAGATATCCGACCCGCTCCTGACCCCGCAGAGAGTCAGCGGCAGCTCGGTTCGTTACCAGGAAGAGGTGGTATACGACAAGGACGGCAACCCGATCACGAACTCGGCCTTCGAGCTATTTCACGGACCCAAGGCTGAGTTCGACAAGAACCGGGGGCAGATCAAGATAAGTCAGAACGTGCCCAACCTCGACCTGGCCACCTGCGAGGGTCTGCGGGACACCGTCAACGCCTACCCGCTTTGGGGTCTGGATGCTAGGTGCATAAAGCTCAGCGACTTCAGTTGGGAGCGGAAGTTCTACGGGACGTGCTTCGTCTACTACGAGCGAAATTTCACCTTCGATCTCAAGGCGGACGGGTTCGACCGGGAACTGTTGGACGAGGGCACTAAGGTTCTGCGCGGGCAGTGGATTACTGATCTAGCCGACGAAAACTATGGAGGCTACGAGGCCGATGATGACGCAGATTCGCAGGACCCAAAGGACTTCATCCGCTTCGTGGACTTCAACGGCAACCCGGCCAACGTCGTGTTGAACGGTGACGGTCTCCCGGCCGATCTCGGCAACCCAGTCGGTACTTCCCCGTTCGCAGGCGGTCCAGGCAAGATACCCGTCCAGTACTACCAGGATGGGGATCTGTTGCAATTGGGGATTCCCGTCCAATTTTAGTGAGGCAGACATGGCGGCAGAGATACAGGTACGGGTGAGCCTGACAATCAACAAGGGTAACATAAGCTACGGCCCTACGAGGCCCAACGCCTTCGCCGCCGACTTCCTCGGCACAAGCGGTCCCACGCCTGGCATGGTGGTCATCGCCACGAATATAACGGTCATCACCCTCGCCAACCTTGCCACGCTGGGAGGCTGGGCACGGATGGAGAACTACGACCAGACGAACTTCGTGATGATCGGCATCTACGACCAAGACGCTGCGGTGTTCTACCCGTTCCTGGAGTTGCTGCCTGGGGAGAGCACGGTGGTCCGCCTCTCCCGCTTCATCAACCGAGAGTTGATACCGGGTACGGGAACAGGATCGGCAGACAGGGTAGTGACCGTACTGGCAGCCAAGGCAGATGTGGCACCGTGCAACCTGCTAGTGGAGGCTTTCGACAAGTAGGGGGGAGTCGGTTCTAGGCTAAGGAGCAGCAATGTCCAGTCAACCAGTCCCATCACCGGCACCCAGACAGCCCAGAGAGCAGCCACCGCCGACGGCGTTCAAGGCCCGCATAGGCGTGGTGGAGACCGTCTACTACCAGCTCCCGAGGGAGCAACCCACCAGCGTAGATACCCGGTACTTCAGGGAAGTGGATTCCATCGAGCAGGCATACGTTCGCAGTCTGGTGGCCACGGAGGAGTGGATGCCCCTAGTGCCGGAGTCCAGCTGGGTCAAGGAGCCGAGTCTGCTCATAGTCAAGAACCTGGAAGGGCTCAAAACCTTCATGGTCTATCCCACGGAGAGGCAGAAGCGCGAGGCGCTGGCGAAGGTGCTGGAGATTGGGTTTGAGAAGATGGCCTGTATTACGATCGCTACGGGTGAGTCGTGCCGATTCCAGCCAACCAGTTCGGGCGGTATGTATATCCGTTCTCTCTCCGGCGATGCCCGCTTCTCCCTCTACCTCCTACCATCGTGACTCATGGCAGAGCAGATATACGGACTCTCCGAGGACGACCTGGGGCTGCTGCGTGAGATGGTGGACTGGTTTAAGAGCCAGCCCCGCAATACCCGCAACCGTCCCGAGCCAGATGACAGCGACCAGTTCACGCCTGATATCTATGTCGCCTTGACACCGAGCGGCGGGATACCCGCAAGAGTTGGGAGTACCGTCGGTGCGGCCGACTGCAACATCTATCGGATAGACAACGCCACCAAGCAACTGAGCCAGGTAGGGAACAGGACGAGAAACGTCTGCAACTTGGATGTGGACTCGGTGACCGGAAGCATCTACGTGCCGGTGGTTAAAGACAAGTGGAACCAGTTCGTGGTGGCGGGGGTGCCTCAGAGCACGCCTGGCACTGGGACAGGAACCGGGCCGATAGTCCAAGCGGTACTCACCAGCTTCAACCCGGCTACCTGCGTATTCACCCAGAAGACTTTCACTTTCCACCATGACGGTAGGTTGGCGAGCATCACTTGAACACCATAAGCGGAGCCTGTCTGCCTTGCTGCGGTGGGAGTGGAGACTCCTGCTGCGGGCATGTGGCTCCAGAGCTTTGCGCCTATCTCAGCTCGTACGACGGCTGCGAGTGCTTGGACGGGCAGGTGATAAAACTTACATCAGGTGGCGCCGGCTCGGGTTCTTGGTCTGGGACTGATAGCACCACTTGCGGAACTGTAGGCATATCTATTAACTGCCGAGCCTGCTGTCCCAGCTTGGGAAAGCCGGGCACGATGACGGCTGTCTTTGCCGCTGAGACCTTATCTGTTGGTCCTTGCCTTTGCATCGACGGGTTCAGTATCGCTCTTAATTGGGACGAGACACGGCAGGGGATGTACGGTCAAGGTCTGTCCCCATGCGGCGACACGGTAGCGGTGTTTCTCGACTTCTCCCAGGCTAGTTGTATCTTCTCAGTCTCGTCAGACAGGTACTCGATAACCAACCTCGGAACCACTACCGTATCCTGCTCCCCGTTTCAACTTACGCAGCACTGTCAACAGGTATCGGCTACTACTACGGCTTTCAAGGTAACTATCACCGGGGGCGGGGATGCCGGGACGGGGGCAGACGCATCTTGCATGGGCTACTATCTGACGCTGACTTGCGGCGACGAGACTAAGACAGTATTTCCAGACAGTTGTACCTGCGGAGAGAGCGGAGGCACTGGGGCTGGCAGCCACTTCTCGCTGACCTTCCCGCCTGTCACGCTAACCGGGTGTTGCAGCGGAACAGTGACGGTAGTCGTAACGGACGAGTGCATACTAGCTTGCTGTCCTGGAGAGCTTTTCCCGCTCGATCTAAACGTGACTGCCGTCAAGGAGAGCTTCGGCTTTCCAGCGTGTGACTGTATCGACGGGGAAACAGGGTCGATCACTTGGGACCCTTCGACACAACTCTGGACAGGGACGATGACTGCCTGCGGTTGCACGATCACGATAACGATGGACTTGGCGTGTAATGTCTCCGCGAGCGCTTCAGATAGATCGATTTCCAGAGAGACAAGCAGCATTCTGTTCTGCAACCCAATACAGAGCATCCAGTTCTTCGATATGCCTTGCCCGACTGACACAGACCCGATAAGCCAATTCAAACTCATAGTGACCGAATGATAGAACATTGCCACTGTGATGCTCCAAATGCAGAATGCCAAAGAGGTGGCGTGCCGATGGTCGGCCGTCTGTGGGAGCTATGCCACGGAGTAAACTGCTCACCAGAACTAAGCGAAAGGTATCGAGCACGTTGGGATGGAACGCCTAAGCCACCAGTGAATCGCAGAAGTCCAGTTCCCATTCAAGACCGTAGCCAGCCATGCGTCCACCTCGGTGAGTACACCGGCGAGACTGTCAACTGCTCTACCTGCCGGGGCAACGTCCGCGAGAAGCTGATGAAGTGCGAGGTGTTCGGGGAGTGTACCGTTGGCAAGCGGGTAGACATGCGGCCCTGCTGCGCTACCTGCGACAAGTACGAGACCAAGGACATGAGGACTGTCAGTTGGACCTACGGCGTGACCACCGTGCCCGAGCGCATCGACGGCCTCTTGGATCAGACGCTTGACTCTCTCAGGGCGGCAGGGTTCAACCAGCCAAGGCTATTCATTGACGGTGCTAGCCATGTGACTGCCGAAGCTGCTGCCGCGCGGTTCGGGCTGGAGGTCACGACCCGCAACCTGCAAATCCGTGCCTACGGCAACTGGATACTGGCGCTCTATGAGTTGTTCATCCGGGAGCCGGTCTGCAACCGCTACGCCATCTTCCAGGATGACATCCTGCTGTACCGGAACCTGCGGCAGTACCTCGACCGCTGCCAGTTCCCAGAGAAGGGATACTGGAACCTCTACACCGTCCGGCAGAATCAATCATTGGCCGGGCGCGACGGCAGGCCCGATAAGGGATGGTACGCCAGCAATCAGTGCGGGCGCGGGGCGCTAGGTCTCGTCTTCGACCGCAAGGGGGTGGTCGAGTTATTGAAGCATCAGCACATGGTGGAGCGGCCGATGTCTGCCAGCTCGCAGAGATTCCACAACCTGGACGGGGCGGTATCTGAGGCCATGAAGAAAGCAGAGTACACCGAGTGGGTTCACTCTCCTAGCCTGGTTCAGCACGTCGGGACGGTGAGCGCGATAGGGAACAAGCACAACAGCCGCCAGTACGCCGAGGCCCCCGAGTGGCGAGGACCTGACTACGACGCGCTACAGCTCCTCAGTCCAACGGTGCCACATGGCCAAGAAGCTAGCAGCGAGCAGGAAGAAGCGGGGACCGTACAAGCGTAAGCCTGAGACCGAGGTGCCGGAGAGATACTACAGTGCCCAAATGCGGGGAGTACACTTCGGCTGCCGATTTCAAGTCTGTGGAGGCGGATACAGAGTCATAAGAAAGGGGACCTAACCTAAGAGGAGGCTCACCCATGAAGGTTGCTCTAAGACTGGAGGAACTAGAACCGCGTTATACCCCGGCCACTATCCAGGTCGTTCCGGGGCCACACGCACTACAGAGCGCCATTGATGCCGCCTCTGCTGGAGACACTCTACTGATCGCCCACGGGACGTACCGAGAGGACATCGTCATCACGAAGCCGCTCACGCTCATCGGCCAGCCGGACGCAGCCCATCAAAACCCGTTCATTGTGGGGTCTGGCGGGGCCAACGGGAAAGAGATCATTGTGGACGTGGCTCCCTATGTGCAGAACGTCAGCATCTCCCACGTTGCCATCGGCGACTCCCACGGCACAAATCCTATCCAGGTCGGCCTGATGCTGGAGCAGGGGGCCGGCTTCTTCTCATTCAGCGACTCGGTCATAAGGAAGGTGAGAGATGCCACTACCTCGATTCCTGAGCTGGCTGCTACCGTTGGTCTCAAGGCAAGCCAGGGAACCCACGACATCACCATCTCCCACGTCGCCCTCTACAACCTCGATGACCCACCTGGTGCCGTGGCTCACAGCTACGCATACGGAATCTGGCTCCAGGGAGTCAACAACGTTGCCATCGACCACACTTACGTCAAACATGTTGGAGATGTGGGATTCTTTGTGAGCGGCGGCTCCGAGCACGTTTTCATGAACTACTGCGCCGTCGAGGAACTGCTTGGGGCCAACCCGGTAGGCTTCTATGTCGCGGACTCGCAGGACACGCTGTCGGGGTGCAAAGCCTACGAGCTGGCGGGGAACTCCATCGGCCTGAAGCTGGATGGTACGGCGAACGTGGCGCTGCTCTACGGGGCGTTCGACGACAACGCCTACGGGGTGGTGGTATACGGCGGGTCGTTCACGGTGGACGAGACAGACATCAGCGGGAACCGGATACAGGACATACTGCACCTGTGAAGATACTGCTAGCTACCCTCTGCCTTAACGAGATGGAGCACATTCCATTGCTCTACCGCCAGCATCGAGGCTGGCCTGACTCCGTAGGGTGGGTATTCGTCGAGGCCGCCGACCGGGTGTATGCCGAGTGCAACCCGACACTGGTGTCCAAGGGCGGTCTATCCACAGACGGCACAACCGAGTACTTGGAGGGGCTAGACCTGGAAGACGACCGGGTGACCCACGTCAGGCACGGCATCAGCACCCACCCAGCCTGTCTTAACCAGGGCAAGTGTGCAGCGAGGCAGCGGTACTTGGATGAGGCGGAGCACATCGAACCGGACTGGGTGCTGGTACTAGATGCAGACGAGTTCTACACGACGAAGGACCAGCACCGAATAACCCAAACGCTCAGGGGTGAGTTGGGCAGGGACGGCGGGGTTATGTTCAGGCAGCGCCACATATGGAGGCCGCCAAGCATAGCCGACCGACCGCTCTTTGACTTGGAAGTGGTAGGTGGATACTGGACCGTGCCTCACTGCCGAGCATGGAGATGGTCGAAGGGAATGCGCTATCAGCAGAATCACAACTGGCCGGAGACCAGATACGGACGGCTCCTGAACCAAGACATAGCCCGCTACAACCGAACGGCTGGCAACCCGGAGTGCATCCACCTTGGCTACGCCTCCTCCATAGCCTCCCGCCAGGCCAAGCACCGCTACTACGTGGCCAGAGGGGAGGGGCTGGATGGTCGGCAGAGTTACGTGGACTGTCGGCGCGCGTTCGAGGAGTGGGAGCCCGGTGGTAGACTACCCCACGGAGCAAAAGTGAGAAAGTACGACGGTGTCGTCCCCGAAGTATTTCGGGACAAGGTGGATCTATGAACCGAGACGTGTTGCTCGTCCTTATCAACTATACTAGGCCGCACAATATGTCCACAGTGCTGAAGGCGTGGAGGGAGCAGACTGTCAAGCCGAAGATGACGGTGGTAGTTGATAACTCGCCGATGAAGACAGGCAACCAGTTAAAGATAAGAGAACCTTATCCTAGCCCGGCTTTAGATGACGCAGACGACGTATGGCGTATCAGCAAAAACATCGGCTGCGCCTGCCGCTTTGCCCCTGCGCTCATGCTCTACCAGCACCGCTACGTGCTGTTCGCCGACGATGACTACCTGCCGGGCAAGAGGGCGGTCGAGAATCTGCTCAAGACGGCGGAGCACCTCGGGGACAAGTTCGCCAGCATTGGGCAGGTGGGCAGGAACTTTTTCGGCGAGACTCCCTACTACCGCTATCGGAGTGTGCCAAAGGATAACAAGCCCGTCCAGTGCGACATGGTCTACCGCTCCCAGTTCTTCCGACAGGATCTGGTTCACCACGCTCTTGCCTTCAGAAGCAAGCTAGTGGGCAAGGTCAACGTAGACATCCACGACGACTTGCTGCTCAACCTGGGAATACAGATGGGCACTGGCTATCAGACCTACGTCACGGCGAGAGAGCAGAGCGATGAGGAGAAGGTCATAGCCACGGATTTGGACCAGACCGGGGCATTGTGTAGCCGGCCAGAGCACCTGAAGGAGCGGAACCTGTTCGTGGAGGCGGCTAGGGATGTGGGATGGAAGAGGCCAGAGGTAACTACATGAAAAAGGTACTGATAACCGGATCGGCAGGGTTCATAGGCCGACATCTTGCTGCCGCTCTGACGGAGCGGGGAGACAAGGTCGAAGGACTCGACATAGCCGGTAAAACAGTGAGCAAGTCGTGGCACGATGTAAGGAACTTCGAGAGCGTCTATAACCGCGTAAAAGTCTACAAGCCCGATATCGTCTACCACTTAGCCGCCCAGACGGAGGTCATCCAGTCCTACGACGACCCGAGGCGGACCTACGAGACCAACGTCCTCGGCACCCTCAACGTCCTGGAAGCTTGCCGGCGTGTAGGGGTAGGGTCGGTGGTAGTAGCAAGCAGCGACAAGGCGTACGGGCTCGGCTCATCGTTCTACGTGACGGGCGGCGTCTACAAGGAGACCAGTCCGCTGCTGCTAGGCGGTGATTTCTACTCGGCGACGAAGAGAGTCACCGACCAGGTGTGCCAGGACTACGCTCGGCTATACCAGTTGCCGGTCAAGGTGGTCCGCTGCTGCAACACCTACGGGCCGGGGCAGACGAATGAGACCACGCTCATCACCGGCAGCATCATGCGGGTGCTGCGGGGTGAGAAGCCCGTTGTCTACCGAGGGGCTGAGCGGATACGGAGGGAGTGGATGTACGTGGACGACGCCATAGCCGCCTACCTACTGCTCGGTGAGGTGGAAGGGTCAGAGGTCTACAACGTTGGCTCTGGCGTGGTGAGGAGCGCTGTGGAGATAGTCGAGGAGCTGCTGTCTGGGATGGAGCAGCCGAGGGACCGATACGAGGTCAAGGACTTCCACCCGTATCAGATTTCGGATCAGGCGCTGGACTCGTCCAAGTTCCGCAGAAGGTTCCCCGACTGGAAAACGACCGGGCTGGTGGAAGGGCTGAGGAATACCATCCAATGGCACAGGAGCAGAGCGAAGTGAAGATATTCCACCTAGTCAAGATTCACTTCGACCGGCGCAGGCCAGACATCGATTTGGCTTGGCTGGAGCGCCGTTACGCCTTCTTCGCCGGGTACACGCTCAAGAGTCTGGAGGCCCAGAGATTCCAAGACTTCGGGTTGTGGTTCTGTTGCGCTGAGGGGATGGAAGATGCCGTTCATAATCTCAAGAACCTGCTGCCACCTATCTGCAAGAGCCGGAGAGCATTCTTCACGTTCCCCAGCACTCCCAAGCCCAAGCCTGGGCAACACCTAACCTACGCGGCCAACTTTCTACCAGAAGACGTGCAGCGGATGCGCCAGTGCGACTACGTCTACGTCACCCGCCTGGACTCAGACGACCTCTACTCCAAGGACGCGCTCGAGATAGCTCACGCTACACAGCCCCAGGAGTTCGGCCGGGTGGAGTCGAGCATCTTCGCTCGTGGGTACATGCACGACCTCAGAAGCGGCAAGGTGGGGGTCTACCTGAACCCCTCCAGCCCATTCCATACGTTGATGATCCCCATGCCCGTATTTATGAACGAGGAGGCGTACAACAAGCTAGACATCGGGGACCACAGTGTCGTGGGGAGCAGGTGGCCGAAGCAGGTGCTACCCAACTGGAAGTTCACCGTCCTCATCCACGGCAACAACTTCCTCACCGACATGAACTACTCCTCGGAGCCCAAGCGATGGATCGAGAAGAACTGGACCGTGGAGAGGTTCATGGACCCGCCGGTCACGTTCGACGTGGACGACTTCGCCGACAAGTGGAACTGCCTAGACGACCTGGACGAACTGAAGCGGGTCTACCCTCGATTCCAAGCTACGCTCTTCACCATCCCGGCACTCACTAGCCAGTCCTTGCTGAATGAGGCAAAGAAGCGGGAGTGGTTGGAGTTGGCGGTCCACGGCATCAAGCACGAGCCGAATGAGGAGATGAAGTACACCCGGGGCGATACCCTGCTCGCCTACCTGAAGTCCCTCGACTACTCCATCTATACCAAGGGGTTCCGCTGCCCTGGCTGGTTCATCGGAGAGCATGTGTTCGATTCTTGCAACCGTGCCGGTTTATGGATCGCCCTGCACGTTCGTGACAACTCAGATCGATGGAAGTGTCAGCACGGGGCCTACTTCTGCGACGACCGCCCATATATGCACTGCCATACTCATCAGACGTGTAATAACTGGCTGCACGAACTGTTACCGGCCCTCAAGACTCAATGGCCTACCGATCAAGCATTCTCCAAAGTGTCGGACTCAATACTCGTACCTCAAGCAAAGTAAGTGGGATCTGATGAGAGTCTACGTCACTGGCTCCAACGGCTACCTAGGCGGGCATCTACTAAAAGCGCTGGAGAAGCAAGGGAACCAGTACTTCGGCATGGACTCGCATGGCAAGGTGTTCCGAGTCTCGCCAGGCACCGACTGGCAGGGTTTGAACCCGCTCGATGCGGCGGACGCGGTGGTGCATCTGGCCTGGTACAGTTCGGCGGGAGACAAGGAACCAGCCGTTCAGGAGGAGTGCCTGGAGCGGACGAAGAAGCTGGTGGATGAGGTGGACAAGCGGTGGTGGCAGAGATTCGTATTCCTCTCAACGGTGACGGTCTATGGGGACGCGGACAGGGAGGTAGATGAACTGACGGTTCCAGCACCCAACTGCGCCTATAGCCGGGCAAAGCTAGCGGCAGAGGACCATGTGCGGCAGAGGCTTCCTAGCCGTTACTTGGTACTTCGCTCCAGCTCGCTCATGGGCCTCGGGGTCACCCGCACCAAGACGCAGCTCGTCGTCAATTCGATAGCCAAGGATGCGTGGACGAAGGGGAGGATCGAGCTATGGAATCCTGGGGCGTGGAAGCCGGTGACCCACGTGCAGGACGTGGCGGAGATACTGTGTAGGGCTCTGAAGGAGAAGTGGGGCGGGACCTATGACGTGGCAGCCTGGAACTACCGAGCAGTGGAGATAGCTAGGATGGCTTCGGGGATCACCGGAACGGAGATAGTAGAGGTGCCAGACGGGAGCGGGCATCGCTCGTGCTGGACCCAGGCGAAGAAGCTGAGAGGGATGGTTCCTGAGATGCAGTTCAGGGACGTGAGGCAGACGATCTATGAGTTCGAGGGGTTCAAGGAGTCGCCATCGGATGTGAACGTATCATGGATCACCCGCCACGCCCCGGCTAGGAGCCAGTGACCCCCTCACTGGCGCTGCTCCAACTAGACCGAGGCGTGGCGTTTTACTTCAACTCATCGGTGTCTATCGGAACGATGGTGAGTTCTGCATTCTGGAGTTCCCCCTCTTGGGTTCCCTCTATCTCGAATGAACTCAGGTGGGCCGTATGTCCCGTCTTCGCCAGTTCTTCGTTCAGGCAGTTGATGTCGCAATAGCGCCGCCCCTCAATGGTCAGGATTGGTCCTTGTTCGCCACACACGCAACAGACATCTTTCATGGTTCACTCCCTCCAGCCTTGCAGATACGGCGCCCGTGGCGGCAGCTTCATCATGGCGCGAAGCCGTTCGTTTTCCTTTACTCTCGCGCACTCGCGACTACAAAACCGCTTACGCTTCCGTCCAGTCGCCTTGATTAATCTCTCGAAGTGAGCGCCGCACGTCTCGCAGGTGACGGTGCAAGTTCGCACGTCGGACATTGTCGTTTTGCTTTCTCTTATCCTCGTCCAGAATCTTTCAAATATAGAACCTTTGGCTCATCAAAGGGGATTTCGGTGACAGGCTCTCCTCCGTATTCGGCAGATAGCTTGAGAGCCTCTTCAGGAGTATGGGCAATCACAAGGCCCCAAGACCGGAGTTCACTCCACTTGTCAGGATCAGGAGACGGTTCGCCCACGATGAACAGTTTCAATTTATCCATGATTGGGGACGCTCCGGAATTAGACCGGGCGGTCTAGGCCGCCGGATTCTGAAACAAGTACGGCGGAATGTTGATGAACGCCAGCAGTCCGCTGTACTCCACCCTCCACCACTTGCCGTCCAACCCAGTCGGCACGGGTATTGAGTAGTAGTCGGGTATGTTGCGAGGACCGGGGAAGGTGAAGGCGAGGTTGCCGTTCGGGTCGCCTATCGCTCCAGCCACGAACGCCCACATCTCTACGGTCTTGGTCCCGAGAGGCACGTAGAACAGGTTATCGGCTCCCACGGCGTTGGGGGTGTCATCCACCGAGGCTCGGATACCCTTCGAGTAATCCGGCCAGTTGTCACTAGGCGGTCCTTGTGGCAGAGCGGCGCCAGTCGCAACGAATGCGTCTATCTCCGAGTCCTCATAGGGAACTGGCGTAGCCGTGCCGCTGGGAGATACCACGCCTTTGTCGATTCCGTCTGGACCACAGAGTTCTGTAATAGCGTTGAAGTGAACCATCCCATTGGAGCGTTGCGCGTGATAGTAGAGGGCCTCGAAGTCGGTCTGTGTGCCGGTCTGCATGTACTTGAGCCATAGCTCGACGTAGCGGACGCCGAGGGCGAGCTGACGTATCCTACTTGCACTAGGGACTAAGTCGCTCGTGTTTACCGATAGTTGTAATAGTATCTTGTATGCTCTATCTGTGTCGGAGGCTAAGGGATGGCCCGTAACTAGGTCAAAGAACGCGCAGGCGGTCGATGCGCTATTGAAGCAGCTAGCTGCAAAGTCGTTGCGGATAGTGCTCGGAGTCTTTCCAAGGTCTCGGGCCAGTTGTCCTAGTAGATAGTACCCGAGCCCGCATAGCGCCCAGTCGTCCCCGCACTCCGCGACGATATGCCTGGATCCCCGAGCGTGCCACTCCCGTAGGTCTGAGGCCATGCCTTCCGGATTCCCTGCCCAGGCGTTGCCCCATACGGCGCCCTTCATGTTGCCCCAGACGCCCCGGTTGAACTGGAAGTCACTGGCGTAGACGTAGACGCCGAAATCTCTGATTTCGGTCTTTTTGGCCCATAGCCAGAGTATTTCAGAGGTTGACAGCCCAGAAGTCTGCTGGCCATTCGTGACCATCACCACTATCCGGCGATCCGGTTGGATCTTGTCCGGAGGGAGGCCGTAGTTGGAGTAAGCCAGCGTGCAGACTCGGTAACCGGAAGGGATGGCTGCTTGAGCGTCATTGGCCAAAAGCATGATGCGGTCGATGTACGGACGGGGCGAGCAGAGCCAGCACTCACACCAGACCGGGCTATCCGGCGGCGTAATCGACACGCTCTGCTTGAACTGCTTCACCTGGGGCAAGATGAACTGCTGGATCAGCGCCTGCCTCTTGGCAGGGTCCCCGAGACAAAGAGGAACTGCGGCGCTGGACGGGTAATTCTGCTGGCTGCAATTGGCTAGCCCCATGTCGCCGTCGCCGAGGTAGCCAAGACTATTCTCTAGCTTCCATGCCTCCCACGACTCGGTGCGATCCGGCGTTGTGCCGAAGCCCACGCCGTAGCAGCAGGTGGTGAAGTCGGTAATGGCAGGGGCGACTGGATCGGGGCCGACCTTCCAGAGTGCGGTTGGGAAATACTGTGGCATATGGTGCCCTAACCCGGCTGTCGGCGCGCGAAGTCTGAGATAATACCAGGCGTTGCCAGGTCGAAGCCTACCACGTCCATCATGCCACCGTCCTCCGGGTCCGCAATGGAGAAGCCGTTAGACACCATGCCGATGACAACCAGCTTGGCGTAAATGCCCGTCTTCTCTCTGTAGGCGCGGATCGCTTGGGACGGATGGATGTGTCCCGCCCACGTTTCCGAATCGGTGTAAACACAGAATACGTCAACCGGCAGCACCTCCCGTAGCGCATGGACCATCGGCAGGGAACAATCGGTTCCACCAAAAGGCAAGTTGCTCACGGTGCGAATCACGTCGTCAAGCCGCTGGCGCGGAGAAATCGAAAGCGGCGTCAGTCCAGTGGTGAAACCGTTCGCTACAAAGTTCGGCTCCGTGGCTGCCGTGATGAGCGCCATTGCGGCCGAGCCGACGCGCGGGGTGATTCCTGGCATTCCTGCGATCAATCCTCCGCCCATCGAGCTGGACACGTCCAGGGACAGCATGAACCTCTTGCCCGTCGATTCGACGTTGCCGAAAGCCGCGTAGAACGCGCGGTCCAGAGCGTCAACGATTTGACCGACCGGGCTCCACGTCAGCTTGCCCTTATCTCCGTGGCCCTGCTGATACGTCTTGAGCGCGACGAGAACTGCCAGCGGGTGGACACGAGACTTGCGGAGCCAGTCGTCATCCCCGAGGCGAGACACAATCAGCGATGCCGCTGCCGACAGGGGCTTGGTCAAGCCAACAGCGGTCATCTTTCCGAGGTTTCGGACCATCGCCGTGAGCGGCATTTTCTCCAGAAGCGCCTCCCAAACTTCCGGCTCATTGAGCCAGTTCGTTGGAATGCACTCGCGGACAAGGTCAAACTCTCGGATGAGGCGAACGATCTCCGTCTTGCTCGCAGCCCGCTTCGCCTTCTCCATCGCCCAAATCGGCAAGAGCGCCTTGTTCGGGTGCGGATCTTCACCGACGCCTTCCCAGCCTTTGGTGACCCAGTTGTAAATCTCG